CGTCAAGACAACCCGCATCAGGTCACACAAGCTCAAGTCGGGTTAGGGTCAGTACCCAACTTCCCGATGGCGACGGTATCTGTTGCCACAACCGGTAATGCGCCTGACTATTTCATGTCGCCATACCACACCAAGCTCCTGATCAATGAAATCGTTGGTGGTCCATTATCCGACCACATCTCGGATTTTAACAACCCACACTCAGTAACAAAGGGTCAGGTTGGGTTAGGTAACCTTCAGAACTTCGGGATTGCTAGCGAAACCGACGCTCAGGAGGCAGTGGCGGCGGACAAGTACATGACACCGTACGCAGTCCGATTGGCGATCAACGAATTGGTGGGCGGCAGTCTGGCAGCACACCCTGGTGAGACAAACAACCCACACAACGTGACCAAGGCCCAAATCGGTTTAAGTAACGTTGGGAACTTCACGATGGCCACCTCGGCGATCATGGAGACGGGTACGTCGCTTACGCATTACGTCAGTCCGAAACGGGTGGTCGATTACGTCGCCAATGGAGTATCGACTGATCTGACCACTCACATTCAAGACATCAACAATCCACACGACGTGACCAGCGCACAGGTGGGGTTGGGGAACGTCGATAACTTCTCGACGTCCAATGAAGTCGATGCTCGAGCTGGCACCCGCAGCGATTTGTTCATCACGCCTCAGGGCGCTAAGTGGGCGATCGACGCGTTCGTTACCGGTAACTATGGTAACCTGTCAAACCGACTGAACAGTCTCGAGACGACCCAGGAAACTCAGGACACCACGATCACTGATCACATCTCGGATTTTAACAATCCACACGGTGTGTCTTTGGACCAGTTGGACGGATACACGCGTGGTCAAGTCGATGACTTCCTTCTTCAAAAGTTGGACGTGGACGGTACAGCGGCAGACACGGTACGTCTCGATGGTCTGACGCGGGTTGAGTTGGTTGAAAGCATTGAGGTAGAAGCCGCCGATACGTATGTGACCAACATCGAAATAACCACCCTGACCAACAACCTGACGACGTCGTTCGAAGACGGTATGTGGGATTTGAATGGGGGTAACGTTATCCGCTTGCAGTCTGGTAGTTTGAGTTCGATCTACACTCAGACAACCGATCGAATCCTGGATTTTGATGGAGATCCTAACAGTCGTTGGGTCGCCGTTGGTTCTGGTGGTTTGGCAGGATACAGCACAGACAACGGCATTAACTGGACAGAGATTGTAACCGGAATAACTGAGGACATTGCGTTCGTTCGACATCTGAACGGTCAGCAGTGGGTCTTTGTGACAACCGGCGGTGATATCTATCGTTCGAGTAATGGTGGTGTAAACTGGAGTCTAGAGTCGTCCTTTGGTCAGGCCGTTGTGTCTGTCGAAAACATCGGAGCGGCTTACGTTCTGGTGGTAGGCGTCTCTGGTATGACAGAGAGTTCTGACGGGGGAGTCACCTGGTCGGCTATTATCGACTTGAGCACCTTACCATCGATCAATGACGCGGCGCTCAGTCAATCTCAGGAAGTTTACCTAGCCACCGATCTAGGTCTCTACCAATGGACTGGTAACGGAACCGAAGCGTTGGTCACCGCTGTGCCGGACACTGTGGTCATTGAGCATGTGGAATTGGATTCCGACGGTCATGTCGTTGCGGTGGAACAAAGCGGTATCCATCATCGGTACAGTGCCATTAACCTGGCTTGGCAACAGATCGATCACACTCGACAGCTAAAAGAATTGTCGGTCGATAAGTACAACCTTTGGGCAGCCATCACTGTGGATAATGAAATTGTCCGAAGTATCGATGGCGGTCGATTCTGGGCTAAGGCACCAACCTCTCCAGAAGGAGAAACGTTGTGGAGCATTGGGTCTGGTGAAACCGGTTGGCTTGTTGGTGGCGACGGTGGATTGTTGTATTTGTCTATCGACTGATCTAGACGCATCGGGTGAGGGGTCTCCTCACCCGAGTTTTGTTACTAAGACGAAATGAGGAGTTGACTATGAGTGACCCCTTCTCAGGGGTGTTCTTGTGTACGGGATTTAAGGCAAGGCGATCAACAGCGACCAATGCTTTCATAAAACCCGTAAACATCAGGATGTATTCAGCACCCCCACCCGTAAGGATGCGCGTCGTTACGTACGACGTTCGGTTTATTGAAGGCACGGAACAGCCATCGGTAACCGAGTATTGGAAACAACAGATAAAAACGTATCAATCTCCGTTTTCGGGGAACACTACGTTTAGCTTTACAACAGGAACGTTGAAAATATCCATGGACGAGCTGTTTACTCTAATCCGACGACACTTCTATAACGTCGTCTTAAAGGGGAAAGAGAGTCCAACTCGAACGGAAGCCTTTAATCGACTCATGAACATGAACACGGCAACTAGGCGATACGTGATGAACGACACGACGTTGTTGTCGGTCTTCGACGTTCACCATTGTCGAATCATCGATCTGGATCAAGCTCTCGAACACATCGAGGTAAAGGCAGTCACGAGGTATCGAGGCGCCATATTGGATCGGCGTGGTGAACCTGTGTACGATTTAAATTACAATGGGAACTACATCTCAACAGATCACGACTATGTCAACGGTCGTTGGTTGTTGAGTAAGGCAGTTGACCATTTCAAGAACCCAGACGTGCAGTCTCGGATCATTAACGAAACGTCCATCGGACCCATGTAAAAACAGACACATGGTATGGAAGACAGTCTAATTGATTCTGCGTTTATTTAACGCTTACATTTAAATTCTGTCTCGTGGCCGATTTATCATTTAACTTAAACGAAAAGGTAAGATACCTATGTCTTATGAAACTGAGAACACTGCAGTACGCACAGCAATCCTGGCGTTTGCAACGGAACTGAAAACCCAGCTCCAAAACGCGTCAACCGCTGATTTCGCCACCAACGCTGGTCAACTTGAAGGCCTGACGCTGAACGAAGTGGTTGAACTGATCGCCGGTACTACCGGTCTCACCATTCAAGACGTTCAAGATTCTCTCGACGCGTTTATTGCACGTCAAGACAACCCACACAACGTTACGGCTACTCAGGTCGGCCTGGGTCTGGTTGATAACTTTGGTACAGCCACCGAACTTGAAGCGGCCGGTATCGGTTATGTCTACACTGCGACGGCAGGTCAAACTGCATTCTCAGGAAGCGACGACAACGCAGAAACGCTTGAGCTGGAAGACAGCGCCGTCGTTTACGTTGAATTGAACGACAGTCGGGTTGGTGAAGCCAACTATACGTTCGACGTCCCCACCGATACGGTAACCTTGAACACAGCCGCCTCCGTGGGCGATAAGGTTGTGATCCGGGTGGTGTCTTCTGATAAATTCATGACCACTCAGGTCCTCTGGCACGTCATGGACGCGTTCTGGGCTCAGAAGGTTGGTGGTGCACCGGCAACTCTGGACACCATTGCCGAATTGGCCGCCGCGCTTGACGGCAATCCTGACATCGTCGATAACCTGATTTCCCAGATCGGTGCCAAAGCTGACCAGGCCGACATCGACGCGTCTCTGGCCGCCTTGACCAAAGCTGACGTTGGCCTTTCCAACGTTCAGAACTATGGCGTTGCAACCAACCAAGAAGCGCTTGACGGTCTTGCTACTGACAAGTACATGACCCCGGCTCTGACCAAAGCGCATACCGATGCGGTAGCTTCTGGTCTCCAGTCTCAGATCGACGCTAAGGCAACTCAAGCCGATATCGATTCTGCGACGGGTGCTCTGACCAAATCGGACGTTGGTCTTGCCAGTGTTGACAACTACGCCACCGCTACGGTTCCAGAGACCGTGACTGGTACTGCCACGAACCTGTTTGTAACACCAGCTGGTGTGAAAGGCGTCCGGGACGTGATGGAAGCTGACACCAGCGCCGCCTTCACAGCGATTGAAACTGCATTCAACGACGCGCTGGCCGATCTGCAATCGGCTCAGTAATTGCCGTTAGAGTAGAACATGGGCAGGGGGAATTCCCCCTGCCTTTTTATTAGGAGTCGTAGTATGACCGGTCGGTACGATGAGAACCTTGACGCATTGATCGCAACTATCCGGTCCTGGACGTCTTTAGTTAAAACCGAGTTGAGGTCGTCATCCTCTAATTTGATAGAAGCCAGCTTTGGTATTCCGTATTTTACCGGCGTAACGATTGGCGATCAAGAAGTATGGGCTGTGTTGTTAGACTTTGGAGCCCTTCCAAATGCGACAACTAAGATGTTAACAATTCCTACTGAGATTACTTCTGTCTGGGGTGGTTCGGGAAACTACTGGATAGACACCGCTCAGTCATTTGCACACGACTCCGAAATCGATGTAACGGTTCCCCTTCCGTATACAACGTTGTTGGGAGGTACGCCAGACTTACCGAAATGGAATAAGAATGACGTTTACGTTGAAGGCAATATGGTTTCTCATAAGGGAAACGCCTACGAGGCAAACCGGTATACCGTAGACGTTAAACCGGAGAAGAACGGCGATCAATACGAAGCGTGGACGGATCTCGGTCCACTGGATGAAGCCGACATACCATTGAAAGGTGGTGAAACTGAGGTCATCGAACTTTATATCGATAGTGGAATGGTCGTAGTTAGAACCACCACCAATCGTTTAAGTTTCGAAGCTGTTATCGCGATAAATTACATACAAGCCCCCAATTAACTGAGGTGATAACGTGTTCGTTAAATACGTCATGGTTGACAACAGTGACTATCGAGGTCACGTTAAGTTGGTGGTTAGAAACGCTCAATCTCAAGAAGTAGCGTACAGTCAAGTCGTCGAACTCGATGACGACATGGTCGTATTGTCCGCCGATGAAATCCGTTTAGTAAAGAAACATTCGCCAGGCGTCTGGTACGATAAACGAGAGCAGCATATACTTGCGATCGATCAATTGGCCGATTCCATCAGACAGTCGTGGTTAGAAGTCGGTACCAATACCATTGATTTAGAGTATCGTCAGGTTGAACAGACATTAAACGAGTGGCAAGCCGCTGGATCTGATCCAAACGACATACCTGAGGATCTCCTGATTTGGAAAGACGTTACTGGACAAACTTTGGAATGGGTAGTCAACGACATCTCTACTCAGATTCAAGGGTATAAAATGGTCTTGAGTGGAATTAGACGCGCTCGTTTGACGGGTAAGAAAGCATTGAGAGACGCCCCCGATGATCAATTGGAGGCGGTTTACGCCAACGTCCTTGTTCAGTTAGAGTCCATGCGAGGTTCGTCCAACGATCCTGATATATAAAGATATCGTTTGATCCCTAGGCTAGAGCCCTGGGATCGGCGATATCTTTATGAGTGCTATTGATATTTTACATCAAATTGAGTAAGGGTCGTGTCACATGTCTGATGCTCAGGTGTACCTAAAGCTACCGTCGATAAGTCCTCTGCCCAAACGCGGCTTTTGGATCGTCAACGAAGATTGGGACTGTTATGGATACGTCATTCCTCGTGGGTTTGTTACCGATCTGGACAGCGTTCCACACGTACCAATTATCTTCGTGTTGGTAAAGGGTTGGGCCCGTTGGGCTGCGCTGTTGCACGACTTCCTATATTCAGGAACATCGGTAACTCGTAAGCTGGCGGATTTGTTGTTTCTTAGAGCTATGTTGGAGGAAGGCGTACCATCGACATTGGCTAAGTCTATGTATTATGCGGTGAGGGCGCTAGGTTGGAGAAAATACAACAAGAAGCGTAAAATACCAGCGGACGATAGACTCAGACGCCGTATAGCCGACTATACCGGCAACGCCTCCTGCTTTAATAATGAGTCGATTTCCTGACTACCGATCGTTTTAAAAGGTTGCTGCCATGAGCGAAAATTACATCATCAAGTATCCCCTTGATCTTACGGGGACCTCACCTGAGAACAACGTCTTAGGTGAATTGCACGCACTGGAACCTGGCATCAATCGAGCAGCCGTTCCTCGTTATGGTGCGTTCTACACAGAATCGTTGGTTGTCAGAGACACCATCGACGGAAGCGTTCTTGTTAAGAACGACCAATACGTTCCGATCATGTATTACGCCGACCCCTCTGAGCGGTCAGGCAAGGAAGTCTGCGCAGGCGTCATCGTCACCGACGGAACCGTCTCCAGTGAGATTTCGATCGACTATCAAGTAGTGGGTGGTGATTACGCTAACATCACTCAGGTCATCATCGATCTTATCAACAATCTGAATCTCGACGATCGGGAAGTCATGTGGGGCGATCTTCTGGGTCGACCAGACGCCTTTCCGCCTGCTCAGCACTTACATGACATCGGCGACATCTATGGGTTTGAATTTGTTGTTCAAGCGTTGAATGAAGTCCGGGAAGCGATCCTCTTGGGCGACATAGCGTCTCACGACGAACTCAAGGCCATGATTGAAGACCGATATCAGAAGGCGTTGGACCGAGCTGAAGAAGTGCGTGATGAGTTGAATGCGCATGAAGCGCGTACAGACAACCCACACGTGGTCACCAAAGCTCAGGTAGGCCTAGGGTTGGTCAGCAACTATAGCACCTCTACCGAGGCTGAGGCGAGGGCTGGGACGTCGAACGCTCGGTTCATGACGTCGCTTCGTGTGGCTGAGGCTATTGAGACCCAAGCTCTGACGCCCTTGAACTCTCACACGGCAAGAATCGATAACCCCCATTCCGTGACAAAAGCCCAAGTGGGTTTGAGTCAGGTGTCAAACTACCCAGACGCCTCAGTTGCAGAAGCGGAAGGTGGATCGGTGACCAATCGGTTTATCACCCCAGCGACACTGAATGCTGGAGTGGAAGCGCTCTTTGGTGTGACCATGACGGCGCACATCGACAACGAATCAAATCCGCACAATGTGACTAAAGCCCAGACGGGTCTTGGTAATGTGCAGAACTATTCAATGTCGAGTGTGGTGGAGGCACGTGAAGGCACTCGAGGGGATCGGTACATGTCCCCATCGTCAGTGGCTGAAGCGATTCAGGTTCAAATCACCGATGCGTTCACAGCGCACGCAACGGCTACAAACAATCCTCATCAAGTTACAAAGGGCCAGGTGGGTCTTGGTTCCGTTGATAATTTCCCAGTGGCCAACACTGCAGAAGCGGAGGCTGGAACGGCGAACAACCGATACATGACTCCGTCTAAGGTTCGGGACGCCATTGAATCCATTGCCGGGGATCAGTTAAGTGCCCACGTGGGCGATCTAAGCAATCCTCATCAAGTTACAAAGGCCCAGGTGGGTCTGGGTTCCGTCGAGAACTATCGTGTCGCGCTTACCTCAGAAGCAGTTGCGGGTACGCGTGGTGACGTTTACATGACCCCACTGTTGGTTTCCAATAAACTCAATGCTGAATTTACAAATAGACTGGGTGGTTACGTTCAGAAGAACACCGCCGAGTCTTTGTCTCTTCGTGAGATTGGGGGTAACCTTCAAGCGTTTGTTAGTGGAGGATGGAGAACCGTGTGGCCACCACAGTGGCAGTAAGTCTATAACCAGAGAGAGGTCCTTCGGGTCCTCTCTCTTTTTTCCGTGTAAAGCAATACGTCAGTCTCTCACCATATGAGATAATTGAGGAGAATGGTGCATGGATTTCAAAGACAAAGTGGAAATGCTGCTCACGTTTCCAGATTTATATCTGGAGGGAATGGTTTCCAGAATCGACGAAGACCACATGATTCGTCCAGTGGAGTCCATGGCCGAAGCCTTTGACAATAAACTTAAGACGATTAAGATCGAAGAATTGGAAAAGGTGTTTGAGTGGGTCTACCTTGAAACCCTGAACGTGAAACGAGAAGCCGATCATAACGGTCCTTGCAACGCTCATCTGTTCTGGGCACCTGCAAACGGCCCAAGCTTTGTCCGACACGAAGACCCTTACGACATTTATTTAAAATGGATGTGGGGGACGAAGACCATTGAGATCGATGGGGAAGTGATTACGTTGAATGCCGACAACCCAGGGGTTTGGGTACCAGCAGGCACCCCACATCGAGGCGTTAACATCGAGGAGAGCATCATGATCAGCTTTGGTAATGAGCGCTTCCTTGAGGATAGGTGGAAATTATGACTAAGGTTGTTTACGTTAAACCAACCGACACATGCAACCTAGATTGCGATCATTGTTTTACCTCCGGCTCTAAGGGCGCTAAGACGGCCTGGGACCCGAGAAAGGTGGCACGGTGGGTCAGTGATCTGGCTTTACGGTTTCCAGGCGAGCACGTACATCTGGAACTCCACGGGGGCGAACCCTTTCTACGACCCATCCACGAGCACTGGGAATTCGCGTTGGAAGTGGAACGTCTGGTCGGCGAAGAAGTATGGGAAGACATTACCATTGGGGCCACCACCAATCTGATTTACAAGCTGACCGACAAACACCTTCATTTCTTTGAAAAGATCATGGGGAGTTTGATCGGCACGAGTTGGGACCCGGTGTACCGTTTCAAAACCGAGCGCATGTACAATCAATGGCTGGGTAACTTGAAGACCATGAACGACCTCAACATCGAGGTCAAGATGTTTGTGACCGTCACCGATCAGATCTTGAACTACGACGTGGACGAGTTGATTAAACTGTGGGACACCTTTGGGGTGACTGAGATCGCTGTAGAACGCTTGACCTCAGACGGTAACGCGGTAGACAACCCTCACATGTTCCCAGACAACCGGGCGGTCGATAAGTTCTATTACGACTTGTACTTTGCCTACAAACGGCTAAAGCCGAATTACCAGATCGGTACGCTAGACACCATAGAAACCAAGTTCACTACCAACAATTATAGAGTTGACACCAACTGTCGGGACTGCGAACAGAACTTGTTCACTATCGATGGGGCAGGCAGTATTGGTGGATGTGCTAACGGCGCACAAGTCGAAGCCAACGGTACCTTGGACGACACCGTGGAAGAGTTCCTAACCAGCGAAGGTAGAATGGACCGCATCACCAAGGAACTGGACTTAAACCCCAATTGTTTAAGTTGTCACCTACTCGATGTGTGTGGTGGAGACTGTCATCGACTTGTTTGGCAAGGAAATTCGTGTCCTGGATTGAGAATGTTACTCTCTCATTTTAAGTACGGAGAGACAGAGATCATCCCTGCTTTGAACGTGGGATAGAGGAACGTTAGATCGTATGGACATTTAAATATATAGGAAGCTTGACATGGCTGACATTAGGGTATACGACGTCTACAACCGGTTTCTAACCCGGGTAAGAGAGCTGCAAAGAAGTGGTATTTCGTGGGGCACCAACAATTACCCTTCCGGTTCCCTTCTGGGATGGTTTGGTGGAAGCACTGGTGGCGATTACACGATGCCTTCATATGCTTCAATACGAGGCACCGATGGGGAATTGGACGCATTGAGATGTAGGAGCAGTTTGATCGGGGTTGCACAAGGGTATTTCAATGTTCGTAACACGCAGATCACTATTTATCGAACCCGATCTGGGTATTACAACAACAGCAAAAGATTGATTTACAACGTCACAGCGGTGGCTCATTTGGCCCCTCAATACGCTGCCGACACTGGATTTCCGGATATAACCACCGTTATCGCCGGAAACGACGTTGATCAATCGGATACGTATGACTTCATCGAGTCTCTAAGAAACAACTATTTAGCATTCGCTCGGGGAGGGGCTACGTTATTAACTCGAGATGTCTGTCACACTCGATGTCACTCTCGGTGCCATAACTCAAGAGGTCGGCGATAATGAGTAGAGTAATAGAAACCACCGTGCCTATTCCGGTTGAAACTCTCAGAGAAATCATTGGCGATAAAGAAGTCTCGCTTTTGGTTGATCTTAGCGCTTCCCGAGAAAGGGTCAGTCCGTATCAAGCGTTGGTGTATCTAAGTAACTTGGAACTCCCAGTGGACGTCACGTTCAATGGCGACGAAGCGTGGGACGTACTTGAAGCCTACCTCACACTACCAACGTTGCTGAAATGCCCAACCCTTGAGACCATGGTGCTTGAGGTCATCTTGCACATCAAAGGCATTGCTGAATGCAATTGGATTACGGATAAGTGGATCAAAGACCACACCGAGATCCTTGGTAAATGGTTGTCGTTGATCGACTCCATGAGTCTGTACATGATGACCACGATCAACGATGAAACAATCTCATCGGTGGTGGAGCACTTCCCCCTAGATGAAACCGCTGATACAAAAGGCATCAACTTCGTACATTTGTTCGACAACCCATTGTTTCCATTGACAATGAACGTAATCAGTGAGAACTTGGTCAAGAACTACACCAAGTACTTCAACGACTACATGTTCAAAGGTAAGAACCTGTTCGCATACTGGTCAATTCCTGAGAACGACGTGCACGTGTTAACGACGGCACTGGCCGACGGCCACATGATATCCGACGATGAATTTCAGTCGGCGGTTGCAGTCTTACAAAAACAGCAAGAGTCGCTTAAGGAAACGTGATGTATCATTTGTTTAATCGCATCTACCTAGGTGTGGACGTACTCAAAGACGAGCAGAACACGTTCTTCCTGGCTTCAAAGGCCTTAGGTGAGAATTTTGATGAAACTTTAATCTCTGGTCCCTTTGTCATGGGGGTGGAGCCTGACGAAGAGAAATTCGTTAAAAGCGGTTTCTCCGATCTGATTGCTAAGTACAAAGGACTGGGTGACAAGAAGGTAGTTATCTACACCAGTGTCGAGTCCTACGGGCAATTAGTGGCTAAGTGGCTCAAAGCGTTGTTTCCAAACGCCAGTTCAGAACAATTGCTTCAGCTACTGAATCTGGAGTTTCTGTCACTCAGCACTCAAGGCGTACCGCTGCCAAAGACCGACGTGCTGAAAGAAACGTTGGTTGGTCTCTCAATCGTGGAGCAAGATCCAGAACTGAGGGCTTTGGTTCGAGACATGCCAGAACGAGTGTCGTTGGAATACAAACTCTTGGACCATTTGTCTGGGAACAAACGTGCGAACTTAGCCGATCCGATTCGAGTATTTGCGTTACGATCGATGCACAATCACATCGATGAGATACAGCGGAACCTGGTGTCTCTGTTCTTTTCTGAGAACATGCAGAAGAAGTACGGATACACCGCTGCTAAGTACCTGGGTGATTTCGACATACTGCGTAAGATACCCAGACTCAATTTTTTGAACGACCCGAACCTGAGTCTTCGCATCACTCGTTTAAAAGAACCGGCTCAAGAGGCGGTGCTGCGAGACATGGCGGTGTATCTGGATCAGGAAGTTCAGATCGAGAAAACGCAAATCGCAGGCGAACGCGCCAAGTTGAAGATCATCGACACGTTAGCGCCTTTGAGCGATGACGAAGTGGTGACTCAATTCATTTCCATGCTCCGCACAAGCACCGAACACACGGACTACCTCGACTGGGCCGACATGGACAAACTCAAAGTCCACGTGATCCATTGGGCCGTGACGTTGACAGCGGAGGACTGTAAAGGCTTTGAATTATGATGGACGTCTTTTTACAGAACAAGCGCGATGAAGAGCAGGAGTACACGTTACATCTGTTCACCTACTGTAACCTGTCATGCAGTTTCTGTTGGCAGGATCACGACTCCTTAGTGGGGGTCGATGATGTCATGGGCAAGCTCTCTTCTGTTGAAGCGCTTCTGCAAAAAGAAACCAAACGCAAAGTGGTGTTTAACATTATGGGGGGTGAGGTCTTTGCACCAGAGGTCTTTACCCCCGAATTGGCCGACACCTACGTTCGGTTCAGTGAAGCGATTATCGATCAATGTCGGGCGAAGAACATAGCGGTGACGTTGAACTGGGTGACAAATCTGGTCACGGAGGACCGCCCGCTACTGGACGACTTCTTAGAAAGAGCAAGAACCTTGGGCGGAAGCACCACAGTGACGGTGTCCTACGATCCAAAAGGAAGATTCAATCGAGCGCAGTTAGAGATCTTCAAGAAGAACCTGGCTTACTATGGACCGCGCGTGGTTCGAAGCGTCAGTCTTTTGATGACCAAGCAAAACATCGAACACTTCGTCAAAGACCAAGACGAGTTCTTTAGTTGGGCGTACGATCAAGGGTTTAAGTTGTACTTCGATTACCTCATGCCGGATGAGAAAACCAACGCAGCCCCAAGCGATCATGACTTGTTACGCATGTTCAAGTTTTTGATTGACCACTACCCGAACTGTGAGCCGGTCGCCGGGTGGTTAAGACGTCAGCCTTCGGCACTGTCGTGTCGGTCGAGTAAACTGGTCTTAGAAGACGGGACCACGTGCGGCTGCGGTAATCTGATCGATCCCAAGGTGGCGGAAGAGATTTACGAGGTGCCGTTGGACAAAACCGACAACTCGGCGATTGAAGAGCACTTCATGGAGAAATATGGGTGCTTGACCTGTGAGTATTTCCAGCGTTGTGAGTTGGGTTGTTTCATGCAACACAATTACCGGTTCCGGGAAGAGATGGATGAGTGTGTCTACAAAGTCACGCATCGGTACATTGACTCGGTCGTCGAAGGACCGGATAAACGCATTCCTGCCATGAATGTTTAAACGAGCCCTTAACGGCTAGGAGGGTAGTAAAATCGATTTGATAATTAAGCCAACTGAGAAGTGTAACTTTAAGTGCACCTTCTGCTCAAGCACCGACATCGCTGAGGACAGCAACGACATCGTTGAGCTTCCGGACATCAAACGGTTTCTTCAACGATTCCCACAAACCGATACGATCATCATCAACGGCGGCGATCCCCTTATGATGCCCGTGTCGTACTACTGGGAAATGATTGAGATTCTGGATGAGTTGGATATGCCCCACACGTCCATTTCACTGACGACCAACCTCTGGCCGTTCTACAAGAAACCTCAGATGTGGCTGGAGTTGTTCAAACACCCTCGTGTGGGCGTTGCTACGAGCTTCCAGTACGGTAACAAGCGTTTGAAGGGTGATTATACCCCTTTCACCGAAGAGGAGTTCTGGGCCGTCTCAGACCTCATGTTGGAGCTGGTGGGGTATCGCCCATCGTTCATCTCAGTAATCGATGAAACGAACGTCGACGATGTGGTGAAGACAGTACGTTTAGCCAAAGCGATGGATGTGGAATGTAAGATCAACTACACCAACGCTTCGGGTCCGGTAATACAAACCCGTAAAGGCACCATGGGCAGTGAAGATCAACATTTCTTAGTCGCCGATATGTACAAAGCGTATTTGGCGGTGTGGCGGGAAGGTCTGGCACCCTGGGAGTACAGCACTAAGCAGATGCTTCAAGTTTTAGCCAAAGGTTCTGACGCTTGTCCTTTGTCTCGTAACTGCGACTCTGGTATTCGCACCATGCAACCCAATGGTGGCTATTATTCTTGTGGGTCGTTTGGGGACGATCGAGAATACCCCATCGACTTTAACGAGGAGATGGAAGGGGAGATGAAACTGCCGCTTCAAGTCTATGAACTGCAAAGTCTGAAGAAAGACTGTTTCTTCTGTCCAATGTTCTCTATATGCAATGGGTGTAAGAAGAGCATACGCGACGCTAAAAAGACAGGTCGTGTTGAAGAGCACTGTCGTAAGATGAAAGCTCTTGCCCCAGAGATCATCGAGGCCAATGGATTGACTGGGCAATTGATTCCCACCCCCTACGTAGATGAGAGTAACGATGAACTCAAACTCTTTGACGTTACCTGAGATTCCGATTAATCTTAGCATTAATCCTTCGTACTTCTGTAATTTCCGATGTGGGTTTTGTTATCTCACGTCAGAACAACTCGGCGACAAGAAGCGCTTGACGTTGCATCGGTTGTTTGATCGGATCGATGAGGTAATGATTCACCGGAAGGTAGAGATGGTGGATCTGTACGGTGGCGAACCTTTGTTGTTGCCACCGGAATACATCGGCGCACTGAAGGACGGGTTACACGATCGTGGGATTGACGATCTTAACATCATCACCAATCTATCCATGAACAATCCTGCGGTCCACGACGTGAGCTGGGGCATCTCAGTGAGCTACGACTTTGAGGCTCGAGAAAAGCACGACCACGTCTTTCAGCAGATGTTAAAAATGGAACGCGACTTTTCGATTTTGATGTTGGCTACTCCCGAAGTAATGGCGAAAGACCCAGATGAGATCATCAACACGTTAAACCTGTTGTCAAATCTCACGTCGGTAGAGATCAAGCCGTACAGTCCTAATCAAGCCAATCAACTGCCGGTGAGTTATCACGACTACGAGGCGTTTATCAAGGTGTTGTACAAGCGCCAAGATAAGATGAAGTTTGATTTTGTGAACGCGTTGAACATACAAGATTGTTTGGAAGGTCGGGGACATTCGTTCTCCGACGACCACGTCTACATCACCCCAACTGGGAAGTTCGGCGTCTTGGACTTTGATGAACAAGACAACGAATACTTTTTGGAGTTGGACAGTATCGAGGAATACTTTGGTTGGTGTGCAGGAGAGAAGCTCAAGGTACTTGATTCCAAGTGTTCGGAATGTGACTACGCCGGTAAGTGTTTGTCTGAACATCTTCGTAAAGTCACCGATACGACGCACTCGTGCAACGGGTTTCTACATTTGTTAAAATGGGCTGAATCGCAATGACAACCATGGTTCGAGGGGACAACATCGGCAATCTAGCGCTGGAGTTGTTAAAAGACTGTGACTACGGGTGTTCTGGGTGCAGCGTTAACACCAAAGACATTACCCCATACACAGAAGCCGATCTCGCAGCGCTCAGTGAGATTATTGACGACGTACGCAGTCGTGGATGGGAGATGTCTTGGATGGAGTTTGCACCGGTAGACATCATGTCCGCCAGCAATCGACAAGACGTATTAACTCACCCTGCGGTTCGAAAGATGTTAAAAGGGTTTAAGTCGGTGGTGTTCAACTGCTCCTTCTTGAACCCCGATCCGGACGCGTACGTTCAGTTTGCTGAAGAGCTCGAGGCGTTTATGCCAGGGTTGAACGCGGAGTTTCTGGTACCCTTCGAATTAAAGCATCACGACAACTTGGGGTACGTTGAAAAGCTCCGGGGTCGCATCAACTGGTTGAATGAAAATCTGAAGTCGGTGGGGATCGGGAGTGTTACCGCGATCGTGAATATGACCGAGTCGCTGATGGACAAAGGCGTTGTCAGTGAAGAGACGCTCCATAAGACCCGACACATCGAGTTGTTTGAAAAGTCAGACACCACCACGTTTGTGTTTCATTACGGCCGCCGTGACCTGTCGGTTAACGAAGACCGAGAAGAGTTCTTAAGAACCATCTTGAAGCAAAACGAAATGTTTGCCAATCAGGTGGACAAAGGGTACGAGTTTAAGATCGACGATCTGGGTGAGCACGTTGGGTGCGATTATCATCTGGCGTATCGCAATGGCGACCTGTATATAGCCCCCCTTATTAACAGTCCGATCACCATTTTTCACGACGACTTCAAATTCAAGAAACCCTGGACACTTGACAAGATCCAACAGGCCGATCAAGAGACCTTTTTCGAATCCATCACCCGTGCTGGTGAATCTAACGAATGTTCTCGGTGTCGGTTTGTCAGCAAGTGCGCAACTCGAGGGGTACATCGAGTACAGAGGTTATTAGGAACGCATGAGTGTTTGTCGGTGCTCGGTAAACTCAGCTATAAATGCAGTTGGTGAAATTATGCACAAGTCACAAGTTAATAAGTTAATCGACTTCACTATGGAAATCGCAAGTGGCTGTCGACACAATTGTTCGGGATGTATGGTTGAGAAAGAAGACAATCGATTCCCAACCCTTGAAGAGTTTGATCGCATTGATCGAATGATCGATACCTTTGAAACCGCTGAGTTGGAGGTCCTCAACTTTATCTTGGGTCCCACAGACATCCTCAGCTCCGAGAACAAAAACTTGATCTTGGAACACCCGAGGATCAAGCAGATTGCTCAGCGGTTTCTCAAGACCACCTTGAACTGTGCGTTCCTAGATCCGAAACCTGAGGTCTATGAAAAGTTGGCGGAACAAGTCGAAGCGTTGATTCCTAACGGTCTTCTGAAGTTTACGGTGCCGTTTGAGGTGCGTCACATTGACAACCCAGCGTACATCGAAGGCATTCGTAACAGGGTGGCGTATTTCGAAAGCTGCTTAAGTACCGTTAAGATCACTCGAGTCTACAGCGTCGTTAACTTTGAGGAGTCGATCGCCAACGATCATAAACGCGGCTTCACTCTGACTAAGGACATCCTTACTCGAGCGTACCACGTCAATCTCCATCCGACGTCGCACAGCGATTTCATTCTTCCTCACGGTCGAGAGAGCCTCAGAGATCCCGTCAATCAAGAAAATTTCCTGTCCAGTCTTGAACACCTAAACCGGTTGCTTATCCAGTCACGGATGGCTGCGAACGAGCGTCAGGAACATTTCGAAATCGTTGAGTTGCAGATGAACGAAGGGGAAGACTGGGACGTGGTGTACCGCAACGGTGAGATGTTTGTGCCTCCGTTCATTGTGGAAGCCTTCTCCTCCTTTGAACCGGAGCATCGAGTGGACGGTCCCTGGACCTTCGAGAACATCTTTCGTCAAGAAGAGGACGGTATGATCGAGTGTCTGTCGTTGGCGCAAACCAACGGCATCTGTGACGGGTGTGAGTTCATTGCCAAGTGCGCTGAGCGGGGAGTCCAGAAAGTGATGACCATTACCGACTCCGAACACTGTATTTCAACCGCAAGGGAGATGCGTGAAGAGTTTAACTGGGAGCGGCGTGCTTCATGAAAGAATGGAAAGCCAATCAGAAGCTATATCACCTTATGACCCAAGTCCACACCGACGCTGTCGAAAACTTTGAGACGATCATTGATCGAGAAGACGTCGTAGGTCCGGCTTTGGAGTATTTGTTAGACCCTCGGGAAGAATCGGTTTATCCAGGAAAGTCATACGCGGTTGCTTTGATTTATTCTCGGTTACTTTGGGAACACTTCAACGAACCGTTCTATGAGGTCTTAAACGACCCCATGCTTTTATACGGAACTGATGAATACTTTGTACCCTACACCCAAGACAAGGAATCGTACGACATCATATTGGAGGCCTTAGGGGGCATTGAGAACATTCCCCTAAAAGGTCGGTGGGTGGATTTCACGGTCCAATATTTCAAAGACGAGTGTATGGCGGAGGCCGCATGTTTCAAGATATAGAACCATGGCGGACAGTGGTCCGTCGGGAGATACTCGAAAACGTAGACAACGACGAATTGATAACCGAAGCGCTGATACGGTCTACAAACCGAAACTTCGACGATCTGGATCTGGATGACAACACCGTTTCATTAAAGACGTTTCCACAGATCCATCGGATGCTTGAAGATCGAGTTCTCCCAGCGCTGCTGTCGTATCTTTACGAGCACTGGGAATTAGAAGCCGTGGAGTACACATACAACGCTTGGGTCCGAGTAACGACCGGTGGCGAAGGTATGAAACTTCACGAACACAGTGGGGCCGTTCTGTCAGCGATCTACTATCCATTAACTACCAATGGCGGCGCACTCAATCTGGTCGACCCCCGAGGGTCTGCGTGCCGAGGATACCCGACGGTGGTTCGGAATGAATTTTTTAATTTGTTCAGCGAAGATCCAAAAGAAGGATTGCTTCTTGTATTCCCGTCGTATCTTCAACACTACGTTGACGGACATGATAAAAAGATGAGAATTTCTATTCCAGTCGATTTGTACTTGAGTAAACCTAAGTAAGGATATTCCATGACAATTGACGTTCATCCATGGACTGTCGCGATACGTGAAGATTCGGTCGTCTCTAAACAGCACGAAACGTTGATTTACGAAGCGATGATGCAACCGAGGAGTACCGACGGACTTCCAATCGACGACACCAGAAGTTTGCATCTAAGACAGTACCCGAACCTGAAAGAGTTTGTAGAGGAGACCTTGATCCCCAAGATCATGCAGTACGCCTGGGATCAGTTTAATTACGAACCTTTACTAGACAGCTGGACTGGCTGGGTAAGAAACAGCAGCGACGGGTGCGGGACACCAATCCACCACCACAGCGGTGCCCACGTTTCTGCAATTTATTACTTGGAGGCAAGGGAAGGGTATTTAACTTTGTTTGACCCAAGAGGACTGGCGTCTCGAGGATACCCAACGGATGTGATCAACAATCACTTTCAGCCGTACAAATACAAAACCGAACACGGCGGTCTGGTTATCTTTCCATCGTACTTACAGCACAGCGTTGAGAATCACGAGCCTGGACTTAGACTTGCGATACCTATTGATGTTTATTTAAAAGAATGAAGGGGTTATAATGAGAACGCGTCTAAATCGTTTAAAACTGCCAGATGGTGATGTGGCGGTTGCTTTCTTTATTGGCGACACTGGGGAATCTATTATTTTCGGTGAACAGCCGACTCACGTAGAAGTGGAAGCTGATGACTACGTCCCCACGAACGACTGTCGGTTCATAGTCTCTGGTAGTATTTTAAAGACAAACACGTTCAGAGAAGACTTGATCACCTCATCGACCCCTTTCCAAACAACCCACAATGCACATTGGAGTCGAATGACCATTCAGGAAGACGGAACCGTTGGGTATTGTCTAGATACGTTTAACACCAACCATCGACAGCTGGCACCGCATCGCCTAATCCTCGGTCCCAACGAATCTACGACTCTGTCGATATTGGGATTTCTCTCTGTAGCCGAGGGTGATATCGATATCGATGGCCAGCCGGTTGTGGGTGTTGAAATCATTACCCTAAGCGGTACACCGGTTACGATCAATGCTGGGTCCAATGGCGCGCAGGTCGGGGCTATCGAGATCGAGTACATCTAGTAAACCAATCGATGGGTGTTTCATCGGAGACACCTCATCTTGAGATAGGACATCGGTATGAGTTGTGTAATAACGGGTGTGGGGTGTATTACCTCAATTGGACGTTGGGAGGGAGAAATTGTTGGCAATCTGAAACAAGAGACAGTTTCGATCCAACGGTACGAAAGTAACGATCCCAGGAACAAGGCGAGCAGTGTTTCCAAATGCATTGACGACTCACGGTTACTGGCGCCCGGGATTCCTCGTAGTTATCAAATGGATCATTTAAACATCTCCTACGCAGTAGTACTAGACGCATTAGCGGACGCGGGGTTGTGTTTAGACGACATAAATACTCGACGAGTAGCCTTGTGCTCAGGCAGCGGTGCTGGCGACATGCCTTCCATGCGTAGTATTGTTCAGAAGGACTTCCCACGGGTCAAACCGTTTGATCTCATGAAGACTCTTCCGACGGTTGTAACTGGACCTCTCTCTACCGTTCTTAAGTTGAAAGGCCCAACGCACACAGTGCAACACGCGTGTGCTACAGGACTACGCGCGGTGACCCAAGGTATGGATCTGATCGAACTTGGTCGTGCAGATGTGGTTATTTGTGTAAGTACTGAAAAATACATCGATGAGGGTATGCGTGGCTTTGATGCCATGAGAGCACTCTATCGAGGCGACGACCTAGCGTACGCCAGTGTGCCGTTTGTCAAACATCGTGGTGGGTTTACACATGGTGAAGGTGGCGGGTGTGTTATTCTCGAATCGGAAGAATACTTCCGTCAACGTGGTGGTACTAAAGCGTATGGTCAGCCTATAGCCTACGCTGATTATTCAGACGGCGAAGACATGACGAACCCTTCCGGTGAGGGGGCCTCAGCGTCCATGTCTGAGGTTTTAGGTAAGATGGCTATGTTGGGACACCGTCCGGATTTCATCTCAGCACACGCGACCTCAACCCCTAATGGCGATGTCGTTGAAGCAGAAGCAATCTCAAACGTGATTGGCAATGAGATTCCAGTCGTTGCGTTTAAACGTTTGATTGGTCACACCCTCACGGCGTCTGGCATTATTGAGTTGATCTACAGCTTGTATCAAATGAAGTATGAGTTTATCATCTCAAACGGTAAATTCGAAGCTGACCCCGACATAAAACCGATTAACCTTCCCAAACACCAAGTTACTGGTCCAGTCAATTCGTTTATCAAGAACGCATTTGGCTTTGGTGGATTGAACAGTGTTTTAGGAGTCACCAGATATGGAGTATAGCGTACAACGATTGAACGTCTTTAGAAACGGGTTATGGTTAGCGTTTATTCCAAGTGTTATCTACTTGGCGGTGGCCTTCCCTGAGTTGCTCTGGGTAACCCTCGGTGTCTATTGTGTTCAACAATGCATTGGGTTCAACGCGTACATGCATCGATACGTTTCGCATCGAAGCTACAAGACGTACCGACCCATTGAATTGATCATGGCGTTGATGAGTGTGCCTTTGGCGATGGGAACTCCCATCAGTTGGGCCTGGATGCATCGAGTTCATCATCGTTATACCGAGACGCCTAAGGACCCACATTGTCATCGTCACATGGGTTTCTGGAAAGCGCTTCTGTGTTTGAAATACGTCGACATGCAAGACCGGCGGGTTTCCGTCAGAGACGTGGTTCGTGATCCGATCATGTTTTGGGTTCACACGCATTATTTTTTATTGAATGCGCTTTATGGTCTTGGACTGTTATTGTTCGGAGGGCCTGAGTGGCTTCTGGCCGTGTACATCGTTCCAGCGGCGCTGCATTCGTTCGTAGTAGGCTTCTGTCTATCGATTATGAGTCATTCTTGGGGGTATCAAAACTACCCAGATAACGATCATTCAAAGAACAGCTGGCTTTGCAACATCTTATCGGTTGGCGAAGGGTGGCACAACAACCATCACACGTTTCCCAGTCAATGGAATCTTCAACATAGATGGTGGGAACTTGATCCTACCGCAATGTTTATTCGACTTATCAAGAAGAGAGGGTAGTAATGAAATTGACACACAACAACGGTGTACGACTGCTCCAAGTAGTCACGCATCTAATTGCCATTCCTGCAGTGGGCTGGGCGATCTACATGGGTGAATGGATGTGGTTGTTGACCGCATGGTTGACCTATTGGGTAATCGGTATCCTAGGAATCAATGTTGGGTTTCATCGTTTCTTAGCGCACGGGGCGTTTAAGACATACCGACCGGTTGAATACGTTTTGATGTTCTGTGGCATCATCACTACCGTGGGTTCTCCGATGGCCTGGTCCATTGTGCATCGCATCCACCACATTCACACGGATGGTGAACACGACCCGCACAGTCCACACGCCATAGGACCATTGAAAGCATGGTTCGGTGCTTGGAATACTTCAGGATTTCGACAAGCTGGTCGAGTCTCGAAGACGATGAGACGGGATCCCTTATACATCTGGACGCATAACTACTACTTCCATGTGTTGGCAGGTTGGACGCTCTTGCTGTTCCTGACCTTGGGTTGGCAAGGGGTAGCTTTCGTCTACGCTTTACCGGCCGTGTTGTCATTACACAGCGCCAGCGGTATCGTGGTCATCCCACATCTTCATGGGTATCGTAACCATCAGTTGGAAGGCGACACCAGCTTGAACAGTTGGATCGCTAACGTCATGACCATGGGTGAAGGTTGGCATAACAATCATCACGCGCATCCGTCGCGGTGGAATACACGTGAACGTTGGTGGGAATGGGACATTCCGGCTCAGGTCATTAAGTTGATTCATCATCGTGGTCATCCTTTGCCCAAACACAGAACCGCCTAGGAGAACCTCTATGACTGAAGCTCGCAAGTCGAACATACTGACGATGTTCAATGCGGTCTTTGGAATAGTCGCGGTTACTTACCTAATCCACAGTCAGCAATGGCATTGGCTGTGGTGGACGTTGGGAGTTTACTTGACTCTCAGCGTCTTTGGTAACGCGGTTGGCTTTCATCGATACGTATCGCACCGCAGCTTTGTTACGTACACTCCGGTTCGGTGGTTTCTACTGTTCTGTGGTACATTGATGTGTCTTGGTTCACCAGTCACTTGGGCCATGGTACACAGAACCCATCACATGTACCCAGATAAACCTGGAGATCCACACAGTCCTAAGACAATGGGGTTCTTCAGAGCCTGGTTCTCGATCGGTATGGATACGTCGAAGTGTTCGCCTCGTTCGATACGGGATCTGACTCGAGATCCAGACATGTTGTTCTTTCACCGCCAGTACTTTAAGATCATCTACAGTTGGGTAGCGTTGCTGTTAGTCATCGATTGGCGTTTGTTTTTGTTTGCGTATGCACTACCGATTGCATTACTAAGAATCCTCTTTGGTTTTGCAAACGCGTGGATCCATACGTCGGGCTATCGAAACTACGATACGGACGATGCGTCAGTCAACTCGTTGCTAGTGTCTTGGTTATTAGGCGGTGAAGGATTTCACAACAATCATCATGCACGCCCTAACGACTGGAACAACTGGGATCGTTGGTGGGAAGTCGATATTCCAACCGTCGTTATCCGTTTGATAAAGAAACCGAGGTACTAATGCAACCGTCAACCAAATTGAAATATTTTCAAATCGCCACACACGCGATTGCGATTGTGGCCATTCCTTATGGGATCTATCAAGAGATGTGGTCGTGGTTTGGTTGGGCACTATTGGTGTATTTTGTTGTGGGTGTTCTTGGAACGACGATAGGCTACCACCGCATGCTTGCCCACAACTCGTTTGAGACCTACGCTCCCATTCGGTATCTGCTGATCTTCTGTGGAATGCTGTGTTCGGTATCCTCACCGTTGACTGGCGTACTGGTTCACCGATCGCATCACAAACACACAGACCGAGCTAGGGACCCACACAGTCCAAGCGTAATGGGATACAAAGGAACTTGGTTTGGAGACTGGATGGGCATTGATTTGAAGTTAGATCTTCGAACCGCTAGAAAGGAGTTGAAAGACCCCTTCTTTAAGTTCACGCATCAACATTACGCTACAATCTTATTGTTGTTTGTGGTAATGCTGGCATTGGTTGATTGGAAAGTAGCTGTGTACTTGTACTGCGTACCGGCTTTGTTCTTTTATCATTACAAAGGGTTTTCAAACGTCTTCGGTCACTCCTGGGGGTATCGATCGTTTGATACTGACGAGGATAGTCGCAACTGTTGGCCAATGCACATATTGTCGTTCGGCGACGGGTGGCACAACAACCACCATAAATACCCCGGTCGTTGGAACACTCAAATTCGCTGGTGGGAACTAGACCCAGCGGCTTGGATAATCTGGCTTATCAAAAAACCGACATAGTGGAGAAGACTAATGTCTGAAGTTCGACAACTGAAGTACTTGCAGCTCGCGTTGCAGATTGGAGCATTGTCGTTCATTTCTGCGGCAGTGTATAATGGTTGGTGGTTTTGGCTTCAGGTCTCGTTGATCGCCTATTTAACATACGGATTCTTAGGAGTCACGATAGGCTACCACCGCATGCTTGCCCACAACTCGTTTGAGACCTACGCACCTATTCGGTATCTTCTAATCTTCTGTGGTATGTTGTGCACCATCGCCTCACCGTTGACCAACACGTTGGTCCATCGATCGCATCATAAGCACACAGACACTGAGAAGGACCCTCACAGTCCTGTTGGTCGAGGGGTTTTAACGTCGTGGTTCAGCGACTGGACCGATTACGTACCGCACCTTGAACTCAGGTTGATCAAGAAAGAACTGAAAGACCCCTTCTTCAAGTTTACGCATAAATACTACGTACCTATTCTATTGATGTTCAGCCTTGTCCTGACTTTGATTGATTGGAAGATCGCAGCTTACGCATACTGCATTCCGGCTGCGTGTATGTTTCATCTGAAAGGACTGTTCAATGTTGCTGGACATCAGTGGGGGTACCGTAACTACGACACAACCGATGAAAGTAGAAACAGTTGGTTTATGCACGTAATGACTTTAGGCGATGGACTGCACAACAACCATCACATGTATCCAACTCGTTGGAACACGCAAATAAAATGGTGGGAGATCGATCCAGCCGCTTGGGTAATTTGGTTGATAAAGAAACCTAGACGTGGCCACGACGCCTGCGATTTGAGCGATGTTTTGAAAGCCGCGACGAAAAAATAGAGGAGGCCTTCGGGCCTCCTCTTATTCCCATTTTATGAATCCACGTCTTTATTAAGGTAACCCGATGGCAACGCTGGCAGATGTAAACGTTAAATGTACCGAGATGAACTCAGCGATCGATGCCTACAAGCAGGCCGTTCTCGATTTTGCTGACGGTCTTATTACTCGAGCGAATCTTGATTCGGCTCTATCCTTAGCGCAAAACGAAGGCGATGCTTTTGCGTGGGTAGTACTTCAAGCTAAACGGGACAACCCATCGATGTTCACCGACGAGTTCTTCTCAAACCCAGAATTGATGGGCGAGTTGAGACGCAGTGAGATTGCCGCTATTTTGATGACCGGTATCTTGGGCAATCCAATGGTCTGGCTGGTGAAGACCGATAAGGTCGATGCTGAGAACGCTACTGTGGAGTTAAGCTTTATTAACTTCACCGGTACGATCAAGTGGGGCGACGGTAGCATGGAGGATTTCGTTAATGGCGCCAAACCCTCACACACGTACGAGGAGCCTGGGAGTTACCGAGTTCGAGTCACAGGCACTGCCGAAGGCTCTTACGACTCCAGCGGCAGCTTGATAGACGACCGAGATTGGTTGGTGGATATCGAGGCGTGGGGTGCTGAGTTCATTATGGACAATTGGGCCAACGCGTTCGACGCCAAGAGAAACTTCAGCGTCACGGCCACAGACGAGCCTCATTTCAGAACCGCTTCCGATGCCTCGAATATGTTCCGTGGGACGTCATTGGTTGAACCCTTGCGGCTGGCGCATTGGACGACCACCAACATCGCTAATGCAAACTCATTCTTTGCCAACAGTACCGGTATGACAGACGACCTCAGCACGTGGGATCTATCCAGAGCGATTGATGAGAACGCAGTGTCTGACTTTGCTCTGAACAGCGACATCAATCCTTCCCAATTACCCACACTTACCCCTTAGGTCTGTGGTAGTCCCCAAACCTTGGAAATGATATGACAGTATTTCTTTTTTCGAAAAACAGGAGCTAAGCAATGAGCGAACAACAGAAAGACAGCATCCTCGGTAAAATTGGCGTTGTTATCGTGAGTCTTCTTGGCAACAAGGCCGTTAAGCAGATCATCGTTTCTCTTTTGGTTAAGATGGCTGCTAAGACCGACAACGAAATCGACGACAAAATCGTTAAGCTCATCGGTAACGCATTCAACAACACTAAGGACGTTGAGGCGGTCAAGGACATCTATGAGAAGTGGTCAGGGAAGAAAATCGATGACAAAGAAGGGTAGAAAACAGACTTGGGTCAAAGTGTGGTTCATCAGTGATTTTGGGTGGTTGGCTAAGATTCGCCGCACCCTAACGAACCGCCCAGGCGATCGTGTGGCCATTCAGTTAAACGACCGAGTGTGCATGATCGATTCGAAAGCTGGGGTGATGTTCATGACCCTGGATAATTTTGATTCACGGTATCCAGACCGAGCCGTCACCATGACAAGGGTACTCGACACGAGTGCCCTAAGAAAGTTCTTGCAACAGCAGCTTTCAAAGCCAGAGACCAATCTGCCTCAAAGCGTCCTTTACCAAGGTGAGGTACGTAACGAGTGGTCGAGTCCGGCGCTTATAGCTTCGGCGCTTAGCAAGGCTGGGTCGGTCATTGCGTGGACGGAGTCGGAACTCACCTTAACTGCGTTATGGGAAACGTTATCGTTTCCCGGACTTTGCAGTACGTCACCGGCGAGTTGAGTTTGGATCACCAACGAGGGCTCCTGAGACCAGGGCGCCCTCGTCTTATTATTTTTGGGTACGGGGAATTACCGCTATGACCGATAACGTTCAGCTTAAGTCGTCGATCGATGCCGTCTTTGCTGCATTGAAGGAGAAGCTCGATACTCTCCTCGTCTCAACAGACACGCACATCGCCGATACGTCGAATCCACACGCTGTCACTAAGGCCCAAGTAGGCCTCGGTGAATTGCCAAACGCCATTACTTCGTTGAGAACCATCAATAGCGAAGGCAGTCTGTTGACGGCTAAGGGTATTTTTGATCACGTCGCCAGCGACGACCACGACGCTCGATACTACACGAAGACGCTGGCGGACGCGGCCTTGGCTTTGAAGGTCGATATTTCGTCCATCGTCGACAACCTCACCAGCACCAGCACAGACGTACCCCTGTCTGCCGCCCAGGGCAAGGTTCTTAAAGATGCGGTCGATCAAATCAACGCACTCATCAACAGTGACGATACAACGCTGAATGAGTTGCAAGAAATTGTCGATTACATCAAGCTCAACCGGGCAGACCTAGACAATCTGTCGATCGCCTCAATCTCAGGGTTGGGGACCGCTTTGAACGACAAAGTCGATAAGGTAACGGGCAAGGCCTTGTCCGAGAACGACTTTACCGACGCCCTGTTGACTAAGCTAAACAGCATCCAGCCAGGTGCTGAAAGCAACATTAATAGTAATCTATCGGTTACTCGCAGTGCCACCTCGTACGTTATCACCAACAGCAACGGTACTGGGTTTGTCTTAGACTTGGCAGATGCAGTCGACGCAGGGTTGATGTCCCCCGCTCAATTTACCAAGTTGTCGGGCATTGCCGCTGGGGCACAGGTAAACCCAACCACTACGGCGTCTCGAACCAGTACCAGTACCACATCGGTACTTCAAGCAGCGGGGATGAACAACCACCGCCAGAGTGCCGACCACGACGCACGGTATTACACGCAGACCCAACTCGACGCGTCTTTGAACGGCAAGGTCGATAAGATTTCTGGTAAAGGACTGTCCAGCGAGGACTACACCGCGGCTGAGAAAACCAAACTCTCAGGCATCGCTGCCGGAGCACAAGTTAACGTCAACACAAACTTGTCCTTAGGTGGCAGTGGCAACGCCAGGACTATCGTATCTTCCACCGGGTCGAATGTCGCGTTACCTGTGTCGTCCAGCACCACAGCGGGTTTGATGTCGATTGCTAACTACGATAAGTTAATTGGGGTTGAAGTCGGAGCACAAGTCAACGTTTCAACGAACCTTGACAAGTCGGTCTCTTCAGGCACCATTACAATCACCAACAGCAACGGTACGAACGTTGTTCTCCCTTCGGCAACAACCGCTGCCGCTGGACTTTTAACTTCGGCGGACAAAACCAAGTTAAACAGCGTTCAGTCTGGTGCGCAACCCAACGTTGACACAAACCTTTCGTTGACGGGAACCGGCGACAGCTTAACGCTCGCCTCCAGCACCGGCAGTAACGTTGCAGTACCGGTTGTTACGACAACAGACGCTGGTTTTATGAGTATCGGCGACAAGTCGAAACTTAACGGAATCGCCGCTGGTGCCCAAGTGAACGTTGGCACTGATCTGGGGGTGAATCGAGCTGCCGGATCAGTGACCATCACGTCGTCGACGGGTAGCAATACCAGCATCGGTAGTGCAACGGTTACCTTGGCAGGTTGGATGTCTTCGTCCGATAAAACCAAGTTGGACGGCGTTGAAGCTGGCGCTGAAGTGAACGTGAATACGGATCTGGCGGTTGGGGGCTCAGGCAATAACCGAACAATAACGTCGTCGACTGGCGTTGCGGCTACGGTTCCTGTGGCCAGTACGACTGACGCTGGTTTCCAAAGCATCGGTGACAAGTCGAAACTTAACGGCATAGAGACTGGTGCTGAAGTAAATCAACCGACCACCGCGTCACGTACGTCGAGTGCGACAACGACTATCTTGCAAGCCAAAGCGATGAATGACCACCGTACGAGCGGCGATCACGATTCTCAATACGTGACGAAGTCTGGAGACAGTACGGTTACCGGTATCATCACGGCAGCGGACTTTGTCTACTCGTCAGATGAGTCGTTAAAAGAAGCGATCGAGTCGATTGGTCCGGTCAGTGAGAAATTGACCCGACTGTTGGCCAAGCAATACATCTTCAAGGATGACCCTGAGCGGCGGGTACGCTTTGGTTTCCTGGCGCATGAGGCGGCGGAGGTTTTTCCAGAGCTGCTGCGTTACCGTGAAGATGATAAGAAAGCACTGGCGTATACCGACATCATACCTCTATTGGTTCAAGGTTTCAATGAGAAATCCACTGAACTGGATGAGATGAAAGTCGAGATGGCTGGGATGCAGAATCAAATTGATCAACTCTTTGATTTGCTAACCAATCGTCAATAGCGCCGTCAATGGACACGGACGTCCCTTATCCTAGGAGAGACCGATGGCTCTACCGGCACTTCCCCCCATTACCTTTTCCGACGTAGTGTCTGAGTTTCAAGGGACTCTGAGTAGTAACCAATTGTCCTCTTTACTTGGGCGTGGGTTTCCTGCGTTGCCAAGCGTTGCCCCAATCAGCTTCAGTATGTTAGCCGGGGTAACCTATCAGAGGACAATCACCACCAGTGTCCCGATTATTCAGAGCACGTCAAGATCAACGTCGGTTTCAGAAACTACAACCACCGAGTGGGTGGCAGCGACCTCGTTTACGACCTCGTTTTCAACCCTCAGAGACACAACGGTAAACACACAATTTACGACCTCGTACACGTCCTCATACTCAACCGCATTTACGACAACCTACACAACGTCGTTCTCGACCTCCGTTCCCCCAACGTACAGAACGACGAGTAGAAGCACAAGTTACACCGATAGCAAAGGCGGAACTATCACCGAAACCACGACCTACAGTACGCTCGTTTCAGCTGGGTTTAATCGAACTACATCAAGGTCAACCTCCGCAACGACGTCGAGAATCACAAGCGTTCCCACGTCGAGAACAACTGACCGCAGTACTACCATTACCACGTCAGTGATAACCGATCGAGTGACGTCCAGAGACACTGCGATGTCTAGAAACACAACAACGACGATTAATATCAACACCACGTTTAACACGACGCGGACCAGTTTGAGACTTACAACGTATACTTACTAAGAGGAATTGACCATGGCGGATATAGAGAATGAATCTGAACAGTCAGTTCATGAGCGAGCGACACAAGCGCTTACAAAAGCAGAGACCTTAACGGACGCGTTGCTTGAACATTTGACAACGTTCGACAATCGACTTGAACAAACCATGCAACAGCTGGAAGCTACCATGAACGCTCGGATCGAAGCGAGAGTTAAGGACGAGCTGGCTAAGTGTGGGATTACCCCAACTGAGGGGAACGTACTCGAAGGAAGCTAGTTATGACACGACCTAACTTTGCTGACGATCGGTTAGGGGATGGGTATACGAAGATTCAAAAAACAGGTACGGTGGGACGATCGGACCAGTTGAACGATTTAGTGGACCTATCAACGGCGTTAGAACGTAAAACGGATAAGGAAGTTCTCTACGACGTTTACTACAGTCACGACCCCAAGTTCAAGAGCATTCATTACACCGAACTTTTTTCTCACGCGTTGTTGATCACACACTGCGACGACGCGTTGCGGTACGAGTCCGTTATTAACGGAGTCAACGATCAAACCGTAACGCCAATCGATCCTACCGAACTGTTATCCAAGCGTTTGGACAAGTATCGACTGATCCCTCAGTTTGATACCGAGTCTATCCCAGCGGTCATTTTTCTCCCTGGGTCTAATCTATTGGAACATGCGGTCGATTGGCACTTTGTGTATGAACTATATAAGAAAGGCGCTAAGATCAAACCGCACCCCATTACTCTGGACGATTGGTTGATTCGCATCGAACAGAGTTTTCCAGAGGCGGTCTACGGGAATCATGTCAGCGGCCACGATCTGCTTAGGCGATCTGAGGTCGTTTACTGTACGTCCGCCAGCGAACTAGGTTTGCTTGGTAAGTTGATGAAAAAACCAGTAGGGTTGATCGACGTCCAACACGAATGCGTGAACAGAAACATCTATAGGCAGTTGTACGAAGTCATCAAAATTCAATCCGATCCTTACGAAGCACTCTGTCGTCTGTTGGCCAGTCCGTACAGTGGGGTCGTTTGGGTTAACGACCCCTCTAGCAAACTGGATCAAGTTTTAGAGGTGATGGACACGCTGCACCGACAACGGTATTCTAACGAAAGTAAGTCAGGACTTGGAGCGCCTTATGAAATTCAAAGTGAAAGATCTGGATCTGGCAAGTCAGACGGTTTTGGTGGATTGGGGGTGGATGCAATCGAGTCATCCTTTGCCTCAGACGATCGTTGATAATCCAGAAATGCCCGTAGATCAAATGCGTGCAGAAATTGCAAAGCTTGAGCCGACGCCTCCTAACGTGAACCTGCTGACACCGCAGTTAAGGTCGTTGGTTGAAAAAGGTCTTGACATGGGACCGAGTATAACGGAATTACCCGATTTCACGACTGATCTCAAAATTCAGCTACGTGAACGAACGTTCTAACGGAGGAACTATGGTCATCTCTGGATTTGTGGTTCCGTGGGAAAGTATCAATCAAGCGATTGTTTCGATCAGTACCTACCGTCGAAAAAATCCGAGTTGGACTCTCACGGTTTTCTACGACGACGTCTTGACTCGTCAGCGTCTCGAAAATGCGTTCACCGATCTGGAGTACATTCAGTTAAATGACGCTAACTCAGTATCGGCGTTGGACCACGCTTTAAACCAGACCGATCAGTCGGTGATGGTTTTGTTTAATGTGACGACTCTGTGTAACAGACCGCTTCTTGACATTGCGAACGTGGACCTTAAAGATCAGGCCGTTGTTATGCGTCCAGATCGCCCGTTTGAATTGACAACTTGGGGAAAGGCATACCCTAAATACGACCCGAGGTACTTGGATCGTTACATGCGGTCGCGTAGCTATTTCTCTATGGGTACCGTGGTGTTCAATCTGACGGTCTTAAGAGACGTCCTGAACTGTGAAACGCTTCTGAGTCACTACATGAGCGGTGACTGTTTGGATCGCGGTATGCCGAAACATTACCTCAATCGGGTGATGGGCGATCTGAAGAAGGGTCTGTTGCTTGGTCGAATGTTGGTAAAGCCTGAAGAGGTGATGTGCGAAATCTTTTCGTCGTCGCAATGCATGCGACATCAAGTTCGTATGTTACACGCTACCATCACGGATTTCTCAAGTAAGAAAGCCCCATGGTTACCTATTGATAAAATCGACCGACTGTTCATTCAGATACCTTACCGGATGTATTACAATCGAGCGATGATGGTTTCTGAACATCTGGACGATGCCTTTGTGACTCAGATCCGGGCGAACGTAAAACGACAGCTGGATCGGTACGGCGATCTAGATAAGATCTTTGAGAAAGCCTACAACGTTGCGGTGTTGTAAGGCCGACTCTATAAACGAGGAAGCAGTATGAGTACCTTATTACAAACGCTGAACATTGAAACGCTGCCAATGAACCGAGTGATGCACTACGCTATGATCGTTCTGTGTCACCTATCGATTCTGGCACTGATGATCCAAGGTGCCTGGGGCCCGTTGGGTGTGTCGTTGTTGTTGGGGTACGTGATCAGTCAGTTGGGCATCAGTTTCATGTACCATCGGGTGTTGACTCACAACGCAGTCAACGTCCCATGGCCAATAGAAGCGCTCTTGACCTTCATAGGCGGCCTGTCTCTTCAGGGGAGTACACTCGGATGGGTAGCGACTCATAATGCTCACCACAAGCATCAGGGGCTCTCTGGTGACCCTCACAGCCCAGCGAGGAGTCATTGGTTGTCGGTTCAGTTGTTGGGGTACACGTTTCGTAAGGTCAGCGGCCGACACGCAGGACGACTTCTTCGATCGAAGTGGCACGTGTGGTTCCACAATCACTACTGGCACATCTACGGCCCTATCTTCTTTGGGGCGTTGTTTCTATTGCCGCCGGTCTGGGCCCTTGCATTAGTTTGGGCGCCCGTGGCCTTAACTTGGCAGCTCCAATCACTCGCCAATACTTGGGGTCACAATTGGGGTAGAGACCACATCGACGAACCGCACAACAGCGTGTTGATGTTTCCTTTTGTTCTAGGAGACTGTTGGCACGCCAATCATCATGAGAAACCTGGGGCCGTGCGTTTTCACAAGTACGATCCTATCGGTTGGATGGGTGAGACGTTCTTTAAATCAACGAAATAAAAAGGAGGGCTTAGGCTCTCCTGTATTTCGGCTTTATCTTATGACATCGTTTAAAAAGACTGGGGAAACGCACGAGCACCATTGCAGACTTAAATACCAAGCGTACAGAGCTGAATACCGCGATCGATGCGTACAAACAAGCCATCCTAGACTTCCAGTCATCGACTATCGATCAAACGGCACTGGATGGAACGTCTCGGCTGTCACCAGTAGCTCAGGCTTCTCATCAGGCAGCGCGTTAACACCAGCTAACAGTCCATTCTAAAAACCGAATATAGAGGAGGGTTAAATGCCCTCCTCTTACGAAATTTCTAAACAATCCGTTCTAAGTAGGTGTTATGTATGTCCCGGATGATTAAGATAGGTTCTAGTGGTAAAGTCGTTATGAAGCTTCAGCGTCTCCTCAGAGACAAAGGGTTTCTTACTGGAATGGCCGACGGCGCCTTCGGTCCCGGTACCCACGCAGCGTTAGTAAGCTTTCAAAAGGCGAACAACCTATTGGACGATGGTATCGCAGGTAAACGGACCTGGGAACAACTCAGAGGAAATCACGTTGACCCCTGGCAGTTAACCGCACAGGACATCGCCCGCGCAGCCGACACGTTAGGCGTGGAGATCGCAGCCATCAAAGCCGTCTCTGAAGTGGAGTCCTCTGGTGGGGGGTTTGTCAAAGAAGGCCAACCCAAAGTGCTGTTTGAGCGCCACTGGATGAATCGTCGACTCAATAGTCGGGGACTGACTCTGGCAGCGGATCTAGGACGCTCTGAGAGACCAGACATCGTCAATACGAGCACTGGGGGCTACCGTGGTGGCTCTCACGAATGGACGCGCTTACAGACAGCTAGAAAGCTGTCTGACGAGGCTGCTTTAGAAAGCGCATCCTACGGGCGATATCAGTTAATGGGATTCCATTGGGACAACTTGGGTTACCCATCAATACAAGACTTCGTGGAGAAGCACTCCACAAATGAAGGCCATCAGTTGGATGGGTTTGTTAAGTTTATCTTGGCCGACGCCAGATTACTGAAGGCCTTGAAGTCGAAAGACTGGCCAACGTTCGCAAGGGTGTACAACGGTCCTGCTTACGCAAAAAATAAGTACGACCAAAAAATGGCCGCGGCCTACGAAAGACACACACTCAACTAGAAGGAAAAATCACTCTGTGACACAGAAAACCATTGGTATTACCGTTAATGGTCTAAAACACGACATTATATCCGCTGAAAGCATCAACTACGCTAAACTGTGTACCCTGGCTGTACAGCCAGTAGAATACCGACCCAAGGTTACATGCACGCTCTATCCGGGTGATAAATTAAAAACCATCAAATGCGGCGACGATGTACCGTTGGTGGAAGGTGCGTCTTACACGGTCATGTTGACCGGGCGAGACTAACTCTAAAGCCCGTAAAGATATCTTGTTTGTACGATCAACCAACGTGGAGGTAAGTTGTGTCAGAACCCACGGTAAAGATGACCATCAGCATTAACGGGGTGGATTGTAAAGTAAAATACGACCGAACCGTGAGTTATGGGACCTTGTGTCGGCTGGCCGGTCGAGAGATCGAAGACTTGCCGGTAATCCTGTATTCGGCAGGGCCTCTACTGGCAGGCATCGTCCACCCAGGAGAACACGCGCCTCTGAAATACGGAGCGGCTTACATCGTTCAATCGAATAACCGATACGACGAGATCATGGGCAAGTGATGAGTAGATAGGTATCGTGATTTAAAACGATAAGACAAAAAAAATAGAGGAGGCCTTCGGACCTCCTCTTATGTCGTTTTAACTGCTTTTCAGGATAAGTCGTTTAAGTGAATCACCTTAGCCTGGTACCGATTGGCTAGGGTCGGTATGGCCGACTCAGCAATCCGGGTGGGGGAAGACTCCATGTAAGGATACAGTTTCGTCAACAAGGTTAGGTCCGAGTCTCCGTCGAACTTAACTAGGTAATTCCGATCGTTCTTCTTAAAGAAGCACACCGGCACCCCTACCATCTGATCCATTACTGCACCGACCCGCTTTTGCATCTCGATAGCGGTTCTCATCGTGACCTCCACGTACTCGCTCGTGTGGAACGCCGTCCTCAACTTTCGTCTCAGAGCGTTGTTTAACGGCGTCATTGTCCATTGAGGGTGAAGACGATTCACGTCGGTTTCATCTAACCCTTCATAGAGCCCTAAGATCAAAGTCTGTGGGCCCAGTTTCAACAGGTAGACCGATCTTAGGTTCAAGTCAAACTCAGCTCCGGTATCCACCAACTTCATGTAGATAGGTTTGGGTAGAGCCAGTTCCACAGGAGCAGGCTTTAACTGATTCACGTCATACCCAACCATGTGGGTACGCACCGTCACATCCAGGTCGTACGACTTAGAGATCTGACCGCTAAGATGACCGCCCAAACTCAGGTACGCCGTAACCACTGGGTGTCGTCCCCCCCGAGAGAGACGGATAGACAGCGTGAACTTGTTGTCCGAAGAATGGATGTCCTCCCATTGCCCCACGTAGATCGGACGGTTGGTTCGAAAATCGTGAACGCGCCCCTCGATCGTTGCTTTTACTCGGATGACGTCCCACGTCATGGGCGTGTCTTCGTCGTCCAGTATCGGGTCTATGTAACACGTATCGTCGATGCGTTGATCTTGGAACTCGTGACACACCGTCAACTCAAAGGCGTTGTAGTAGAAGCGAGCTGCCCAATGACACCCACGCCAATACCGTTTACGCCAAGCACCGGGGGTTGTACGAAAGACGTCTCGAAAGTGCTCGTACAGCCGAGTCTTAGATACCAGATGACGTTCCACCAAGTCATCAATCGTTAGATGATGGTAGTTGATCAGTTGTAATAACAGGTTGTCTTTAATGACTTGAAGTCGCCATGTCGAAGGCATATCAAACTCCTAGGCTTTTACGTAGAACACCACCTGAGCAGATCGCTCGTATTTGAGGTTGTCAGTGTCTTCGTAGGTCTCACAATCTCTTGCAAGATAATCGTTATAGGTAATGACCACATCGCAAGTGATCTCCCCACGTCCGTCGTCGCTAGAGGTACTTAACGTCACGTCGTGAACGGTCCACTCTCGTTTACCGATCCAATGGCCTTTGGGTACTACAGCAATCTCTGGCCCCGTTACTTCGGCCATCTCAGGTTCTAAGACGTCGATCTGGAGCTCCACCAAAAGCGCAGCGTCTTTGATGTCTACCTGTTCAGTGTAGCGAGTGACAATTCGTGGGTCTTCGGTTGCCATGGTCTCCACCGTCTGTTTAAGAACGTTAGGGTAGTCAGACAACACCAATCCCCAACATCGCAACATGGTGACTGGCATGTTCTCGACAATCGCGTCTGCATATTCTGGATTAAACATAAAGGTTCCTCAGAGAATAAAAAAAGGGGAGCATTATGCTCCCCAGTCGACGCTATGCCCTCGGGCTTGGACGCCATTGCAAGTTGGGCGGTGTAATAGATTCTAACGGGAATCCAAAGACCAACGTCATTTCACCATCAACGTACCGTTCAAGAATTTCACGCACCTGAGCCTTAAACCAAGGTCCGTGTTTTGACATCATCAGTTCTTTCACGGTTTTGTAAGGCGCATCGCTATTTTTCGCTGACATATGCGCTAAGAAGCGGAACTGATTGTTCATCACCACCAACACAGAAAATCCAGGCTCCAATGGAGACAGTCCTCCATTGTGAGACACCGGATTGACCGTGACGAAGTACTCGTCAGGAACTTCTTCTTTACTCGACTCATCTTCTACGGTCTTATTTGTGACCGATTGAATCGGATGTGAAACAAGGTCTTCGACAAACGTCCAAATTGGTCCTTCCAAGGACCTCCACCGCCCGTCAACTCCCTGACACGTTTCCCCGGTGATATATGGGATTTTGATCTTTACGCAAACCAGGAACCCTGCTTGGGTTGGACAATGATCGATTCCGCTCGCCCAACCGGACAGTTGAACGTCGTCTTCATTAAAGAACGTTGTCGTGCCTGGCTCGAGATTGGCGATTGCGATTTTACCTTGATCGAGAGATACAGTAATACACTCGGATTCTAGATGAAATTTACTGGTACCTTTCACGTCCAACTCTATGTTTGACTCCCGATAAACTTTTCCCGTAGGCGTAGTAACTTCCACCTCAGCGAGCCGTGTACCTAAGATTCGACAAGCGCCTTGAATCTTTTCCAGGTGATCGCTAGGTAACCTAGCCGAGAAGTCAAAACGTTGATCAGTCGTAACCGTTTGCGTTGGTAAGCATACCTCAAGGTACCGCACCTCTCTTGACTTCTTAGGTATAAACATTCCTCCCGCCAAGTGTCTAAAGGAAGAGACGGTCACACCAAAGACGCTATAAAACTCACGGTAGAACGTTTTGGAGTTGAGATTGTGTCGTTTTATCACCCTATGGATTGAATCTGTGGTGGTGACAAGGTCCATGACCGAAGCCGGGACGTCCAAGGCCCGCGTGAACACAGCTTCATTTAAATCGACTACCATTCCAGTTGATCTCATGATCAGTATCCTTATAAAGGTTGCAATAAAAAATCAAAACAGCATAAAGTCTGGGTATTCGGTGAGCTCAGATGTCTCACCGCTGGATCACTCCAGAAGCCGCCGTTTAAGGTCAATAGATGGTACAGGCCTGTACAAAATAACAAACCTGCACCCATCCTATTTACTTAGCAGCACTTTCTTTCTTTGGCGGTTTCTGCCAGGTGACGGTCGCCTTAGCCTTTGATTTGGTTTTAACTTCCGTAGCCATCCTCCAGTTGGCCTGAAGCAACAGCGCGCGCGTCCAGTCAACGACTTCCACAATGTCAGCGTCCTGCCAACGTTCGATCACCGTAGGGTGAGCAACCTTACGCGTCTTCCAGAAACCGGTGTCCAACTGCATGATCAGATCCATCGGATCGCCTTCATTCACTACCAACGCGTAGTAGGTACCGTTCTTAACGGTAGTGGTGTAAGTCACTCGACCAACGAAGCTGTTAGCCACCTCGATCAGTTCATTCTGACGAAGTACCGCCAACTCAGGCGTCAAGTAACAAACCTTCAGTTGAGTCGTGCGGGTGTCATGACGGCCAAACCACTCTTCTCTCAACTGACCCACGTCTGGTTCGCCTTCAATGGCAAACAGTGTATCGCCGACTCTCAGTCCCATGCGGTGGACTGGGTAGGTGATCTCTTCTTGCCAGGTGTGGTTTTCCTGGGCCCGCTGAATTGAAGACTTTTTCAAACTCTCAGGTTTCACTGTTTTAATCTCCTTGTGTGCAGGTTCTGAGGATTCTGGAATGATACAATGGAGTATCACTGTTGTTTTGAGCTCCCAAGGATTTACGGCTAAATAATTGGTGAGCGGCTTTACAATCAATTTGTTGCCTACCTGTTTACAGTTAATGACGACGTCATTCCAACTCGTGGAAAAAGACACCACATCCAGGTCGTCGCTGTGTTGGATTAGATTAAGATCGTTGACGTGTCCTCCGGTCTGTACCAGAGCTATCTGTCCTGATATCGAAACATTGACGACCTTACCGCGACCGTCGAGTCCAGCAAGCTTTAACAAGTCAACTGATTTGCTGTCTTTACTGAACTCGATAACCGATTCGACGTAACTTACCTTATATTTGCTTTTACCCGCGTAGTAGTCGCGGAAGTCTAAAGGCGTCATGTGATAAACATCCATCAAGGCACGCCTCTCTTCGCTATTGATGGTTCTGAGATCGGTAAACGGATGGTCCAAAAGCTTCTGAGCCAACTCATCTGCCGAATCCACACACGACGATGACAGGTACTGTTCTCCTGGGTGGACGATAATCGTAGTTGTTCTAGTCATTACACGTTTCCTTCTAAAGTTTTAAATCAGAATAAACGACAAGACCGACTGGTCTCATCGCTTTGGGTTACAGCTCGGTGTCGTCTTCAGGTTCTTCGTCTTCTTCTTCCAGATAGTCCTCTTCATCGTCGTCGGGGTCACCAACCATTCCGATCAAGAGATCTTCCAGATCTGCTTCGTCCATGCCAATGGCGACATAGAACTTTGGGGCACCGTCGTACTGCCCGTCGGTGTTCATCTCACTGAACAACTCTACAGGGTCCATCAACTCCATCCCCAATAGGTGACCTAGAATCATAGACTTGATGTGGTCTTCGTCATGATCCTCCCCTGTAACTTCGTCAAGTATGTCGGTCAAGACCGGTGTAGCTCTTTCCAGAATGACATTCAGATCCGTAGACGCGGTTACCTTAGGGGTAAACGAGAGTCCGTTCGAGTCGATGTAGCCACTGACCCCGTAGGCGAAGTACTGCGGTTGACTCATGGTGCGTTCCTTAGTAAAGAATTGTGGGTTTACGGTTTTCAAAACGCTTGGCTTCAACTTGCTTAGTCTTTTTCTTATCGACGCGTTTAACGATGGCGAAATCGACAGCGGCCCAAATCAAAAAGACTATAACCATCCAACTGATATCGTTTGCAGATACGGATTGAAAGAAATTCATAGTAGTACTCCTAAAGGTTAGGTGAACGGCGTGTCGTTCGGGTTGTCGTACAGGTTGTCTAGATATCGCTGGCTGGTGTTTCTCAATTCATCGATCGGTAGGTATTGAACTTGAGACTTGTTCACAAGCTTTTCAACTTCGTCTCTGTCGGTCAGGTAACAGGGCCACCATACCCAGTCTGGGATTGTGACATCGCCCAGAGCACTGTCCATAGAGACGATTAGAGTGTGGTACTTATCCCTCGGGATGATCAGGTACGACAACGCCGTGGGTATGTCGTCGTCAAACTCGGCCTGGGGACTTGTCCACAGTAAGCGAACGAACTCGGCTTTAGACCGAGGTCGTCTTTTCTTGGGTACAGTCATGTCGATCACCCGGTGTTGCGAGTGAGTTTAAGGTAAGTCTCTTCGATGAGATTACCCTCCCGACGCTGCCGATCGGCGAGTTCGTCCATCTGACGATTGTACTCATCTTGATCGGTGGCCCCCGTGGTCCAGTCTTGAAAGATCCGCTGACTTTGCGCTTGGATCTCAGAATCTAATATCTTGAGTTGCTCTAAGGCACGGTCGGTTGACGTGCTGATTTTCTTCACTGAACTGATGGTGTTCTTGATTGCTTTGATTTCACGGTCCATGAGTATTCTCCTAAAGGTTTGTATGTTCAATGCATTACTGTGATATAGGTTTGTATTTTAATGGAGTGAACAAAAAATAAGGAGGGCGGTGTTCTGCCCTCCTCAATCTACTTACTCGACTCGTGTCAGCGTACCGACTGTGTCGCCGTCTACCCAGTTGATGACGTTAGTGCCTCTGACGTGGATGTACTGGACGTCGTTGTAGCTGTCGTTCAGTTCTTCCCAAGTGCATGCGTTAAAGCCTGCTGCACACTTCAAGTCCACGTTGCCATTGTCCAACGGGAAGACGTAGGTACCACCGTCAACCGTTTGGGTATCGGTTGAGGAGATTACCTTTTCAACCCATTCACCCTGAGTCAGATCCAACGTCCCTGCCAGCGCCTCTTCACGGTTCATGATATCCAACCCCAATCCACTTTCGACAAAGTCGTCAGCGCGCTCGGCGGTAGACGCAGGCGCGGTGATGGCATAGAAGTCACGCTTGACTCGCAGGATACGATCACCGCCCAGCCGATCGGCGTAAGTGATTTCAGAGTAGCCTACGACTGGACCGTTGTGGTCCTCACTTTCTGCACAGTAATCTGTGTCGCTTTGATCGATGATAGAACCTTCGTTCTTGTAGGTGTAGAAATCGTTGGCTAAGCAACGCTCTTCCCAATCGTCGATCGTACCGCGCAGCTCAGCTAAGGTGCATTCCGGACCACAGTTGAAGTCCAGGGCACCATTATCGGCAATCAACCACTCAACACCGGCGTTGCCGTCACGGGTCGCGTTGTTGACACCCGGCCAATCGCTGATGTCGGCCTGACCGTAATCCTCACCGTTACAGGTAGTGGTGGACCCGTTGCTGTCGCTGTTCAGCTCATCGCCGTACAGAAACACGTCGTTATCACCCACGACCCACGTAGCTGGACCCACTTCCATACAAGAAGACTCGGGCGTCTCACCAAAGCGATCCAGGTAAGACGAGTTCGCCACCCAAGTACCCCGCAGATCGATGACGTTATTGTCAAGACCTTCCAGAGTCGCTTTGAGGTGCGCGGCCGCCACACTGCGATCGATCAGTTGCTCGCCTTGCTTACCCGCTTCAGTCAAGATCGCCGCCACTTCCGCCGAGTTGGCGAAGGCTTCGGTGTCTTGAGCGAAGTTCAGTCCAACCACATTACCGTTGCGATCGTTGTGAAAGCTTTCGGGAATAGCGATCAGATCTTGATCGGGAGTGGTGTCGATGGTCTGGAGTAGCCTCAGAACGTTCAGAGACTGGTGTGGGTGGCCTTCACCCGGTTCGGTGATACTACGTACAGACAACGTGTCCATAGGCGTAGAGTACAGCTCAGCGTCCGTGAGGATGAGCAGCTCGTTACCGATGTACAACGCAATGACTTCACCTGGGACAAAGCTGAAACTACCAGCGTCGCCAGTAACACCCAGACCGTTGGAAGCGGTCCAATACGTCAGACCTTTAACGGCCGCGTCTTGAAAGCTGCCTGTCTGAACGCCTTTCAGTTCAGACGTTGGAGTCATGACGTTGGTGGTTGTGGGTGTATCGCCGGTATCTGGTGAGACTGGAGTAGTGGTGTCGTTAGAACTGTCGCCTCCACCTCCACCGCAGCCTGCAATTGCCATAACCAGGATAGATACAGATGCAATGTTGTTTACAGTTTTCATAATCACGTTCCTTTAAAGGTTAGGTTGTGTACTTCACCTGTGTGATATAGGTCTGTGATTGTGTAGAATCAACAAAAAAGAGGGGACGAACCCCTCTATGTACTATCAATGTCTGGTAGGAGTATCTGTGACACTCTCTGAGTAGTTACCGTCCGCGTCCATCTGACCTTCCAAAAAACTACCATCGTCTTGTTCAAATCCAAATCCCATCGCCATAACCATGGGTGCCGGAGTACTTGGGTCGAACTTATCCCTTAGCGCGTCCTCGGCCATCGGAATGCTGTATTGACCAAACTCCGGATGTTCATGACCCAACATCGTTGCAGCCAGTTTAACGGACTGATCAAAGTCAATCAGGCCCATCTTGAATGTGTGGTGTCTAACCAACAGATCCTGAATTTCTTCGATCAGTGCAAACGTGAAGTAACTGAACACCATGGCGTGTGCCAGCATTTCTTCTAACGGTGCAGTATTGGGATCGAGATCAGGTTTAGTTTTGAGTTGATCTATAGCTACTCGTCCGTATGAACGACACTCAATGTTCCACGTCTCATTAGTATTCATTGGGGGTATTCCTTCTGTAATGATTGGTTGCTTTCATTGGATTTTTCTCGTCTGTAACCTTTAATTTTCGACAGATGTCCGTATAGATCCACAGAGGTCCATAGTCGTCTATAGACAAAAAAATAAAAGGAGGACCCGAAGGTCCTCCTCATTATTCGCTTTCTTCTTCGTTATGTCCGATTATCCACACTGGTCGACTGCGGATCAAGAAGTCCATACACAAAGACGCAATGGTCTCTGGGTCTTTGTGTCGATAGACCACCGTCACACCACCGCCCAGAACGCGGCCGGAAACTGGATCGAAGTGCGCCACCGAACCGTAGACGATCTTAGGTCGTCGATCTGACGCGCGTATCGATATCGTGACTCGATTATTGGTCATGACGTTAGTGACCATCAATCCACTGATTTCGTGATCACGAAACGTCTCAACCAAAAGATCGGCCTTAGCACTTTGTTCTTCATCGTCCAACTCGGCGATGTGGTCAACCACTTCATAGGCAAACATTAATGATGGATGTTCAATCACAGGAAGCTCCTTATTGGGATCGACGATTCAGAGTTAGGACGTTGTCGTACTTGTTTGCTCTAAGTCGGCAGTTCTCTGAGAACCTATTCATACGTTCTAGTACTGATAACTGCGTGAATTCTTTTGGACCAGACCGATGACACAGTACGTAGTGAACGTCGAAGTAGTTTCTGCCGATCGCACGATAGTGCGTTAACGTCCACTCTACATCATCGTCCCTGCCGTTCTCGCCTTTCACAGGAACGTCACCTAGAATCAACTCGTATTCTTCAACCATGACTTGGGCATTCAACTCCACAATCAGCGCTGACAGAGAAGCCGTACCTAATCCTGACAACACGATGGTCATCTCGTGCATGCGATTGGGTAGACCGATCATACCCATCGTAGGTTCGTGCGGCAGTAGCCAGCCCCCCCATTTCAAATACGCGGTGTAGGCTCGGCGCAGTTGTTCGACGGTCAGGTTCTTACGGTCTGCCTTAGCAACCTCGGTCGATGGTACGTCTTCGTCGTCTACGGCCATGACGTCGAACGCAATCATCGGTTTCTTGGTGTCCGAATTCTCTTTGGCGTGGATCGCTACGCAGATTGTTTTGGCGGAATCAAACGAGGCAACCTTCTTAATAACGACTGACCAACAAGTGGGGTCGTTGGAAACAACCTCAAAACGAAATGCCTTATCAAGGGACTTCCGACCTTCTACTCCAATGGCGTGGAAGACGCGTGTAAAGAGTCTGACCTTTTCAGGGAGACCGACATAGTTCTTACTGAACTTACGATGGGGATAGCTGATTGGTGTGTCAGACAGCTTCTCCAGACCGATCGCTTTGACGAGGTCAATCGCAATCTCTTCGGTTAAAGACGTAAGTGCCCTGACGATTGTTTCAGTCGCTTGACGACGTGGGGGGTTGAATTGTGTCATAATGACATTCCTCTTAGTTATCGAATCGCGTCCTTGCGGGGTTGGTCCTACTTCATTTACTGCTTTGATTTTTTTTTTGGGGTGGGGGGTCGTACGTTTCTCAAACGCGTTCCAAGTCAGGTGCCTTCAGATCGCGGTCCGGTTCGTCAGCTTCGGTCGATAAAATCACAACCGTACGATCGTCCAGACCTTTAAAGTACCCGATGAGATTCTCGTAGGAGACACTGCGACCTTCGTGCCAAAGACGAACAAACTCAGCCAAGGATTCGTCCATCCCATCTAGATCCATAGCTGAACCTTCGAGGTGTAGACAGTCGATGATGAACCGATTGTCTCGATGGATATGGTTCTTACTTTGGTCGTGCTTGAAGTTGACCACCACCCCCGATATCACAAAGACACCTTTATCGCCATCCGCTGAATACAACGTGAAGTCGAAAAGATTATTCTCTTCGGGCAAGCCGTTCAAACGCTCGGCTACCTTTTCAACTTCATCTCGAGTCTCAGATGACAGTCGGCGAGTGACATCGTGTTTAGACAGTTGAAGCTTAAACATAAAAGATCCTTTATAGGTTAAAGTGATTGCTGTCTGTTTGATAAGAGGATTCGTTATCCTGACGCAGTTACCCTACGTCTATTTCAGGCGGTTCCCACAGACGGTATGTCTTCTTGCGATGGACGTAGGTCTTAGGACCGCACCACGACTGACTGACCAGTACACCTTTGTGAACACCGTACTTCGGGTGGTTCTTAAAGCGTTCCGATCTCAACGTCCACCGGTAAGCATTGTATTGCTATCGACATTTCTTCAGCAGAGATAACTGCCGTCGAGTCGTCTGTCCAAAATTCAGCGGGTCTAGCATCGGCCACCAAACGATTGGAGGTTCGCAATAGAGATTGATAGTCTTTCATACCGCTGCGTCCTTATTTATTCTGGGGGGTTATCAACACGCATCCAGTGGGTTTTTGATTTGGTCAATCGGCCAGAGACGTACTCATACTCCCACCAGAACTTCCACCCAAAGATAGCAAAGAATGGGTTGAGACGAAGAAGCCACGGCGCGTCTTGGTTCTCGACGAATGGGTCTGGGTCCCGATAGCCGCACGTTCTTATTCCTTTGAGAGAGTCGGAGAAGAGATTCGTAGCCGGTTTTCCATCGTAGTAGCCTAGGTTATCGGGCTCCTTAGGAAGTCGGGCATTCACCACTCTCGGCGGACGCTTATTCGTAATCACCACGATCAGCGTGTTGAGTACCAGTTCAACAACGGGTTTGTGAACGGCTTGGTCAATTCTAATAGACCTTGGACCGTGGGTTCGTCCAGCGGGCTTTTCAAAAATAATCTCTCCGATCCGATAAGTCCCCTCGGTTTTAAGGACTTCCACGAGCATCCGACTGTAATAATCCCCAAGATGTTTCCTTTCCCACATCCCGCGATGCAAATGGATTTGAGCAACCCAGCGATTATTGGTTGCCTCTATTACTGAACCGAGTTGAAGTTTCTTTCGATTCCCGACCAAGGCCTTGACGTGACTAATCCCGATTGGAATAACCTTCCAATTATCGAGGCCCCTTACATCAATGTCTTTAGCTCGGTAATCTGACCCCACAAGTGTCACCGACTGTTTGACCACACCGAAACGCCTTATCCGCTTGGTTTCGTCTTTCTGTTCGGGAATGGTAGTCTCAGTTAACTTCCCGTTTTTGACGGCGAACCTGAAGATTTCATCCCGCCAGAACTTAGACTCCCACGTTCGAGGAAATTCACTACCCGACAATACATCGTTCAAGTATTTATGTTCGAACGAGTCTGAGAGTAGCCAGTTTACATCCACGTTTGGTTTCATACGTCAATCCACCCTATCTTCTTGTAGAAACGTCACCGTATTACTTAGGACGTCGTGTTGATCAAAATTAAAGACCTCAGGTTGGTCTGAACGATTTACCACCACAGTCAGGACAATCGTTGCCGTTGTCTCTAACTTCTTTGACTTCTTTGACTTCGTAACATTTTTCGCACTGTACGTGATCGGCCATGCGTACTTCCTTATTGATCAAGTGTTAGGGTTAGGGTATTGATTTGATTGATCAGAAGACCCATGACCAGTTCGTCGTTTTGAAACGCCCACCAGTCGACTCGGGTGCCTCTCAGTACGTACACCGGCACGAATTCAACGAACCGTTTGGTGGGGTCTTTGGCGTTGTCGTAATTGGTCATCAAGGAGAGACCGATAGTCATACCGCCGATGGTGAGTTCAAAGCAGTAAGTCCTACACACACGTTCGTCCGAGTTGTAGATCAAAGTGGCCTTTGGATTGGCTACCTGATTAAGTACCAAATGTGCGGGGGCTGAGGTCAGTCGGGTTATCAACGCCCGTTCGGTCGCCGGATTCAGTCGAAGTAGGGTTTTACCCAGACCGATCATCGCCAACTTAACGTCTACGTTATCCATTGTCGCCTTCCTTTATTTGTTCTGCCGGTTGCAACTCAGCGTCTTTTTGACAGTGCCACTGTCCGTCTACGTGCACGTACGCGAAGTCAGCTTCCTTCCACACTTTCATGCCGATGTCGGGAGTAAGACCTTCTGCATTGGGTTCGGCCTCAAAGAACAACACGCAAGACCCATCGATTAATTTATGCGCCGCGGCTTTGACGTATTGTTTCTCATGGATATCGATCAACTCCTTAGGGTCGTCTGGCCCTGCGATCAGATCGCCTCGTGGGGTGTAGTGATGAGACAAGGCTTTGGCGTACCCGAGTTCCCTGAGGCTATTCAAGATCTTCATTCGAGGAACTTCCCGATCGCCTTGAGGACCATCGAGTATCGCCACGAAGTTCCTATGGGGATTGTTGCTGGCGGTCATGTTGAATTCCTTATTTAAGAAATGGGCATAAAGGTCCGCATCGTCGCGGACCTAAATACAAAAACTATTCCATAGATCCCAAAGGGACCGGACCTTTAGGTACAATGGGATAATGTAGGTGTCTAAACTTTTTCAATCGAGCCTTGACTTGAACCTCAGCGCTGGCGTAGTAGAAGCCAACGCGTTTTCGTTTCACCGCTTCCATCTTCCACTTCTCATCGCCCAGGGGCGCGTTGAGCAGTTTCGTAGACTTGATCCAATGATCTTTTTGCAGTCTTGGAAGGTGACTGTTCCTGAGCGTCTTGATTGTGATGTCAAGCATGTCTGCGATTTGATCGGTGGTCAATTCACCATAATGGGCAATCAACATGAGTACCTGTATGGTACGTCTGCTATGATCCATGCGCTTGGCCATGGCGTCTAGGGTGAGATCGTGGATAAGGACGGGCGAGTCCATGAAAACTCCTTTATTGATTTTAATAAAGTTACTAAGAAGAAGACGTCGCTTGAGACTTGGTAGCCAAAGGACGATGTGTGTAAGGTAAAGAAAACGAAACCCCTTCTTGGGACCACGCTGTCTCTATTGTTTTTAGACACAGGTAAATCGATCTCAGTAGTTGTTTGTGTTCTTCGTCACTCAACTCAAGCGAGGAACGTCTCTGAGCGTCTTCTAGAATGATTCGACAAAACTCTAGCTCAGCGTGAGTCTCGTTCAATGACGCTAAGGACAACGTGTTCTTGTACGCTTCTATCTGATCACTCAGACGGACTTGAATCGACTTCTGGGCAATAACGTACTGACGAAGCAATATCGTGAACGTCAGCACCAGCAGCACAGCGGCAACTATCATTAATTCGGACATAAGAACGCATCGCTATTTTTTGTTCCAGGGCTGGAAACTTAACAACTCGTCCACGTCTGGAAATATTCCTGTGAAGGTCACCGCTCGATCGTCAATGCTCACGGCGGCGTGTGGTTTTTCCATAGGGAACTTCAACCGAGATAGAACCTTTTCCCCCACCTCTGGCATGTCGGCCCAGTAGCGTCTAAGTCCTTTCGCCAGAAACCCATACATCGCTGAGATCCCACCGGGTTTTCCTGAACGCGACGAGAAGATGTGAACCTCAAACTTCTCAGTAGCGTCGGTCAAGAAGCGCATAGCACCATCAACGGGCGGGTCACCGACAACGTCAGCACCCTGCCATCCACTGACGTAGCTGTGCAGTACCCCGTCAAAATCACACGACAAGATCGGTCGACTGACGGAAGAACGAGGGGGCGCCGTTGAGTAGGAGGTGTTTGACGTCAAGTTGGTGCGGTTCTCAGACATACGTTTATCTTCCATGTTAGAGGTTGTTTTATTGTAAAAAATTAGGGGAGGTGAACTATACCCTCCCCACTTGCTCAATGGTATTATCGCCCTGCACGTCTTTCAGGAATGGGACCGTTGACGAGGAAAAACTTCTCACCTCGATCTTCCCCTCGACGCATCGGTAATACCCGAGTGTCGTAGTACTTACCCACATCCCAATCGACGCCACCAGTCATTAGACCAACTCGCCCATGCCATCCGTCCTTAACGCTTCTAATTTCCATAATGAGCTCGTGGTCTGGTTCTACGTCCACTTTCACAACTTCGAAATCCTCGTCGAGCATTTCTTGAAAGCGGAATCGATTCCCTGTAGCTAGGGTTGCCAATGACACTAAGTCATCCGGTACCCCGATTGGTTCAAGAATTATGAACTGTCGCCCGCCGCGGTTAACTTCTTTCATATGCATGACTTGCAATCCCTTATCGGTCGTACGCATTAGAATTTGACAGCTGCCTGGGGCGCGCATGAGTTCTGTTCGAAAATCGAACACGGTGTGTACGGTTTTGTCCATACTCCCATGTCTCCTCAATCGTAACGATCACCTAAACGCAGGGTTCTTGTCGGCGTACATCGGGTATCGTCAGGGGGTATACGACAACAACGGAACGTCTATGTCGGGTCGTTGTCCGCTTTAACGAAGCGGTCTTCTAAACGGAATGGAGGTTCACTAACCTCGGGGTTCCATGCATCTTCGGGAATTAACTCTAGGATGCTTTTGTCTTCAAAGGAAACTGCTTCGAGACTTTCTACATCAAGTTCTGGGGCTTCTTGCCATAGGCCTTCCTCTTCGTCTTTTTGAACAAACTCCTTTGCTACCTTTTGTTGGACTTTGAGTTTGTCAGCCAGGTCCTTATCTTTACTGACAGCCACCATCAGGTCGTGTTGTTTCTGTGAAGTACTCGGCATAGCGTCCTCCGTTTGGATGAATCGATGAGATAATCTATACCCTCAGTAAATTAATTGACTGATTCGGCATGGGTATAGGTTTTGGTTTCACTGGTGGTATGTAAGCGTAATGTACCTGCCGAATCGATCGAATCAATTCAGGACCATAAGGAAACTTTGATAGATAATCAACCAACGCCGGGTAGCTCTCGATCTTATCTTCGATATACAACACAGCATTGTCTGGCAACGTTCGGTACCAGTCCATTGCATTGCGATCGTATTTGTCCTCAGGATCAATACCAACGAACGAGGTGATGTTTCCGGTTTGCTCGTTGTACAAACGCACTAAGGGCAAGAAAGGAACTACTCCCACAAGAACCTGAAAGGACTTACCGACGCTGGGGGACGTGTCGGTAAACATAGGTCGAAGCTTGATGTTGGACATACACAATTCTCTTCAACGAACACTCACGTCTGTGTGTGTTACCGGATGTAGGTTTGAGGTGACTCGGCGTCGGAGTCTTGATTTCCAAGGACCCCACCGACGACAGTTACTGCAACTGAACGAAATCTGACCGTACATGCGATGAGGCTTGGGAAGTTCGTGTTGGCAGTAAGGACACAGATTTTGGATCACGCGCGCCATATGGCAGCGTCTTCCGATGTGGGCGAGCCGTTTCGATCAACGACGTCGATTCCAGGCATAGGAACGAGCCGGGTGATGTCAACTCCTTCCAAGAACCGAGTCTTAAGGTCCCCGTCTTCACAGTCAACGCGTATGTCGTCGAAACCTGCGTTCCGCAGCGCTTGAACAATCAACGCACCCACGCAAGTCTTACCGATCTTACTCTGATCTCCAGTGATCTCAACTTTGATGCGAGGACGGTCGCTGACTGGAACTGCTTTTACTACGTTTTCGTCTTCCATGGTTATTCCTCATTAATTAATTTTGAGCCCACCGTTTCATATCCACGACGACGTAGATGTCGCCTATGTGGCTTAGAAGCTTGGGGGGGTAGTTATGTTTTATCGTCCAATTACTAAAGTCTTCTCGATCGCTTAGGTATACATCAACCGCTAAAAGACATAAGACTATGTCCTGCGAATTTGATTCGGACTCGACGATCTCTAGTGGGTTTGGTAAATGAGTGAGGTCGACTAAGGTCGGGGGGTCTCTGAACATATCCGATATTGACGAATAAGCAGTGCCACAAGAGACCTCGACGGTGACTACAAATAATGGAAGTCCGGCGGTGCCGTCGTGTATTTTTATAATACCACAGTTAGTCATGTCTGTAAGAATCCTTACTACATTGAACGCATCGCCTTCGTTCAATGTCCCGTTTAAATGTCCCCTATGTCGCTAACCAACATTGACGATTGGGATCGTTCCCTCTATACACTTTATTTATCACGTTCAGAAGCGATGGAGAATACGACTCAGAGGTAAGGTGATGTCTAAGTTCTCGCATACTCACAGGAAGAAACTCACTTATGTAGAAGACGCAACATCTGTAGGTATCGATGACCTCTTCAATTCGCCGGGTGGTGGTTTCCTGGGTTACGTGAACCACCACGGCCGCTAGACCAAACGTGTTCTTAAAATACATCAGCACCTGAGATGGCGACATGTCGCCCGCTATCAAGTAAACGTGACGTCGATTCTTTCTTTGGAAATTCCACATCAGATCGAACTTGCGCTGTGGAAGACTGCTCCGACTCTTAAGCATCCGGTCGTCCTGTTCGGTGAGTGTGTTCCTGCATCAGTCGCATGGTTGTGAACTTCAAACGCCTCATGTACAAGTTGATTAAGCGGTTCAACTCGTGTCGATGATTCTTCTCAACGACAAACACGTCAAAGCCAGAGTGGTCGTCTTGTTCGACGTATCCTTTCTGAATCAACTTTAAGACATGGGTCGACGTGGTCGAGGACTTAAGGTTGTATAAGGCAGCCAAATCGTCTAGCGTGATGGACTTCATCTCGTATATCGTCAGCAACATTTCAGTTTGACGTGGTGTTATTCGCAACCCTTTACTCAGTTGCTCGATCAGACGGGCAACTTTGGTTATTGGAGTAGCCATTGTGTATCCTTCGTTAAACGGTTTCTTCGGAATGAGGTAACCAATATAAATCTTCGTTGTAGACTGCCCCTAGTTCAGTAAGGACGTCTCGTCGAATCTCATTCAACGCATTGCTAATAAGCATTTGTTTGTCCTCGGGTACCCACCAGCGATTCGTTGGTAAGCCTGATTTTCGAGAATGATTGACCTGCTCTGATTTCAACCACCCAAGTTCAATCAACTTCGGACCGAGGCGTCGGTTCATTTCACTTTTACGGATACTCAGCAATTGATGAATACTCGGAGTACTCAAACTGCGGCTGGTTTGCAACAAAAGTAAAACGTCGAGATCCCTTGGACTTAACTCAAGTTTTTTACATAAAGCTTTTACACTGAGTTGGTGTATCAAAGTTTCATGAATCATCAGCTCGTTGTCCTTTAAAGCCGGTGAAGGGTTAGCACGCCACACTGAGTCGTGGGACATACTCGAAAGTAACGTCGTTGTCAATGGTGCGCCTGCAGTAAATGCCTAGCGCTTTATTCAACAGGTCACGAGTGAAGCCTGAGTTTACGTACGATTCTACCGCCTTAATTGCATTTTCGTCTTCAAGCGGCATATGCAAGGAACCTAACAGCACGTAAATCTGCTCTGAGTCATCACCGGGTTTGTTGACTCGAAACTTAGGTTGACCAACGTCTTTGGCATCGATTTCAGATTCTGTGCCAAACTGCGTGAAGTTGAACCTAGACATCGTTGAGCTCCTGTTATAATTCGGGTAAAACACGAGTGTAACTGGACGTGGTGTCTACCATTAAATCAGTCCAGTGGATCAAAAATAACATATTACAGACGGCATAAAAGGCGACCCGAAGGTCGCCCTGGTTAATTCAGTACCGTTAGATCGTGTAGGTCGACTTGGTATTCTTTGACTTTCTTAGTTTGAACGTAGTAATCAATTACGTAAGCAATGAATTTGGGGTAAAATGCACTGAGCGTCAATCGAAGGACTGGATGAAACGAACCGTGACTGTCCCACGGTGGGAACTTCGGTACAATCATGTTGCCAACGGCAAAGGCGTCTGAGAACGTCTCACCGTCGATTGTAGCGTCTACTTTGTAAACCCTGGCATTGGTAGGGTCTATGTCTTTAACCCAGTTCATGACGTCCTCATTGCCTTGTGGAAGACTTATAACGTGTACGAGGCCATCGCCTTTTATATTCACCCGATTACGGTCTGAACCTACCTTACCCATAACGCAGGGTACCTTTGGATGTCTTCAGTCCGCACCGCAGTGGACCAAAGCTGTCGGACTCAAGAACGACGTGGTCGACGCCTGGGTGATCAGCTAACCAGGCAATTAACCCAGTATGATGCCCTCCAGAACTCGTGATTAAGAATCGGTCAGCTAACTTCTCGATTTCGCGAATGAGTAGACAGTCACCTCCTAGATCGGTCGTGAGAACAGTGTCCTTAGGAACGTCTGGTAGGTAGTCGCTCTTCTGAAGCCACTCCAACCCCCAAGCCAGTTGTTCGTAAGGCGTCTCCAGATCTGTGAGATGTATTTCGATCCCCCAAAGTCCCACGGCGGCTTCTTCAGGAGAGAATCCGGAGTTCATCTCTGTTAAGATCCGCAAGAACTCGCCTTCGCTGATCTGCTCAAGCATCGAGAACGGCATTCGACGATAAAGCTTGCAAAGAAAGTCTACTGAGGCATCGAGTTCTTTCTGATCCGCATTGGTCAGAAGCTTCAGATCGCGGACGAGATGATCTCGCTGCAATCCATCGTGACATAAGTTTCGGACCATCTCCATCATAGACGGTAAGAACAGAGCACGACTAACAGGAAGGGGTTCTCCATCGACAATGCGGTTGAGGTAGTGTTTCGAACGAACCTCAGGTTTTTGGGTTGGGGCCAATGTAAATTCTTCGTGATAGGGAGGGCACATGTACTACGGTCTCCGGTTCCGTGAGTAAAAGATAAAACAACCCTGTCACGTTAAGACGGGGCGAGGTTGTTGGTAGAGTCGTCAAGTACTTCTTCTTCAGATTTTTGATCGCAGGTCAACACTACCCGCCGATACTCTTTCCGGTTTTCATTTCTCAACACAAAGATGAGTTGCGTGTCTGTTTGGAGAATCGACATACTACCACCAATACCATAACAATGGTTGACGTCTTTTGCCGCCTGACATTCCAATTGATCCCGAATGAAACGAAACGCAACTTTGTTCTTTGCAGACACAGTCCACTCGGCGCTGTACGTGTTCATTCGAACTAAGCACCGGTGCATGTCTGGAATTTTGTCGGCAGCTTTACGAAGCTTCTTAATTATTCTATCTACCTTCACCGTATTCTCCTTAAAGACGCAGTGGCTCGCTCATAGCATTCATAGACGCCGTTATAGATTATAAGACCAATCCATTCACCTTCATGATATATTCTTCAAATCTTCTCCATCAAACAGCATAAAGGTAGGCCGAAGCCTACCCTTAGCGTCCTTGTCGAAAGTTCTTCCTCTCTACGACTTCCACGTCGGGGTCGTCCTCGTAATATTCAAGGATGGCCTCTCGCCACCTTACCAACCCACGAATCCCTTCATTACCAACCAACACCTTATCTGTCTGCTTATTCCACGCCTCTGACAGCATCAACAAGCGGTCTGTGTCACTGGCTGAAACGAACGCGTCCTTAGGGGGCGGCGGTGCTGGAGTCACCTCCCTCAGTAACGGCAGGGGAGGGACAACCGCGATCGTTCGATACTTGACCACAGTAGTTGTCCCACATGCCGTCAACAATCCGCTGAGCAATCCGAGAGTCAACAGCCGGGACAGACCTTTCGACCGTCTTGACCACCACCCGGGGAGTTTGTGACTCAGACCTTTCGATGGGCGTTTCTTTCGCCACGTCTGGTTTTGATCGCTTGTACTCATCCCGTTGCTTTTCCAAAGAAGCCAGTTCGTCGCGAGTCTTATCGAGAGCTTGACGACCTTTCTCCAACTCTTGTTGTAATTGGCGTACATCATTTCTCACCTGCTCTTGAATCTCGTTGCTGTTATCTTCCGCGTCTTCTCGACGTTTAAGAGTTCCAACAACGGCGGTTTCATCAATGGCTCGAACAGACTCTGCGTCGTCAGCCGCTTTTTTGGAAGACTGATTTTCAATCTCAAGTGCCTGGTTTTCTTTTTCCAGGTTGAGAATCTTCCAGGCATCCCATTTCGTCCATGCCCAGACGGTGAAAACAAGAACCACGATCCCCGCTGCAACCATCAGTTTACTTTTGGTTTTGACAGGATTGAGTTTTCCTAAAATCGCTCCGATACCCATCGGTACCCCCTGATTAAATCAGTGGGTGAGGAACTCGACCCACTGTTGGTAATGACAGACACCAACAGCGATTGCATCGATGCTGTGCTCGTCGATTTGATCAAAGGGCTGGTACGCCCGATAGACCAGTTGTCCGTTGGATTTCTCGAAGAGACTTTGTATACCTAATCGAACGTCGTTTTTATCGGACCCTTTAAAAGACGCCCCCACCGTTTTCTTAGCCTGAGGTGGAGTGATCATTTCTACAGGAACCGTCGGGTCAAAGTCATGCACCGCCCAGCGTATCACGTTGACGCATTCGATCAATGCCTCAAACGCTTGAGCGCGCATCCCCATGAACGGAGATTCACACGCAACGACATGAGGCTGCCAACGATGCAAGTGGCCCATCACGGCCTGTCGATGACTGGACAACCGTGCAAGCCGGTCGCCGTAGATCTCTTCGATTCGTTGATATCCAGGGCGATATCGAATCGGACGACGTGACACAAATGTCTGAGCATCCAACACCGTCAACTGCAGTGTTCGAACGTTCAGTTCTAAAACACTACTGCCTAAGGTGTCGGTGCCAGGATCAAAACTGACGATGCGTAACCGATCATCACTGTCGGGTACGATCAACATACGCGTTACTCGCTGATGGCGTACAGAGGTTCCGTCACACCCACGTCTGCGGTGAAGGTGAAGCCGTTGTTCTGCATGTCCAATTGATAGTAAGACGCAATGAAGGTGGTCGCCTGAGCGGAAATGACTTCATTGTAGTTAATGGTGTTGTTGCCTGGGCCTGGGCCTGTGACTACACGATCCACACCACCTACCAGAGCTATCTCAGAAATGACCGCGTACTTCTCGTCGCCGTAGACGATCAAAGCCACGTTCCGCAGCTCTTCTGCATCGGCGGCTGTGAAATCAATCGTCACGACCGCACTGCCCGACACGTATTCGCCCGAAGCTTCAATGACGTTGGTTTCCTGATCTGTACCTGCGAGGGGCTCAGGGTTCAGGTTAGACGAGGTCGGTACAAAAGGCTCGGAGGTCTGATTGTTCCCATCCACCGTAGTCTTTTGCATGTTCACTTCAACGGCGTCCAGTGTCAGGCGTTTACCGTAGTAAGCAAAGTACTGACGACCGTTGTGTTGCTCTTCCCGGCGCAGGCCGTATTTCGCCCGCTGTTCTTGGGTCAAATCGTCAGTGACTTCCCGAAGCACAAACGGCAAATGATTGAAACACGCCGCGTCAGTGGCTTCGTGGTGATTGGGGGTTGTGTACGAGAGACCTTCCGCACCAACGATGGCTCGGTGACCGCCATTACCGATACAAAAGTAACGGACCGCGTGGCGTTCTTCGGCGCTGGGTAAGGTATTCGCCTGAATACCAAACTTCTCGTTCAGGGTGCTGTTTTCCTGAACTTGATACGACTTGCCGATGTACATCGCGGTCTGCATCGCCGCCCCGTACACGGTACGTGTTACATTACGCATAGGTGAGTGTTCCTTACTGAAAAAGAGAAAAGAAAGGCAGGATCATAACATTCGACCCTGCCTTTCACGTTAACGCTTATGGGATATCTGGGAAGTCTCCGAAGTCGCCCAGTCCGTCGTCCGATCCACTCGCATCGTCCGCAGCTGGTTCTTCACCGAATCCTGCAGAGTCGTCTGATGTATCTTCACCAAAGCCCCCAGAGTCGTCACCAAAGCCACCACTGCTGCTCATGCCGTCAGCGCCCGGTGCGTGTTCGCCGAGTTCTTTCTGCTGGTCGTCGAGCTTTTCGTTCCGCTTGGTAGCTGCTGTCTTGGCTTTCTCCAGATAGTCGTGCATGGACTTCAAGACTGCTTCCATGTGTTTGCCTTGCGACTCAGCGAAGTTGTACACCGCATCACCGCCTTCGGTCATCTCGGTGATCTCTTCGAGTTCTGGTAAGACGTTGTTCTCACGCAGCCAACGACGCTGGTAATGCGCTTTCACCGCCGAACGCATTTCCCGCAGATACTGAGCCACATCACCTTCGGCATCCAAGATGGCAAACTCGTCAGAGATCCACGCATCCATCGCCATGTCCAACGCATCGCTGTACGAGCGGAAAGACTCCATCTGAGTTTCCAAGGTTGCAGAGTCTGGCTTCGGCAACTCCACATCCATTGCCGCAATGAACGCATCCACCGTGTCCATGGGTTCGTTCTTCGCATCGGCGTCGCCATGTTCGTCGATCGCCGCCAACAGTTTGGTGATCAGAGTCTCGGAGTTCTGCGTGTACTTACGAACGAAGTCGTTCTGCATGTCTTCAAACCCGCGCTGATACAACGCGACTCGTTTTGACAACAGAAGACTTGAGTTGACCAAAGTGGTCGCAAAGTCAATCCCCGTGCTGGTGTCGACCGTCTCAGGAGAAAGGCCCAAGGACATGATGTGCTGATGTCTTAGGTTCTCTTCCAGGTCTCGATCCATCAACACCTTACCGGGTGATCGTTCATTGGTCTCAACCCGCATCTCTGGCAAACCCGGGTGACCTGAGTAGACCACATCTACCCCCGACTGTTGCAAGTACTTGACAACCGCCGCCGGATCGCCCTCGCCTAAAGGGTACTGTTCCGACCGGGACCGCATGAACGCGTCGCGCACTTGATCGATCGTGCTCATGGGATCGGTATCGTTCGGATCTAACTGAATGCCCAACTCGGTACGAGACGTGGAGTTACGGATCGATGCCATGGTGTTGGCAAACATCAGCATCACTCGAATACTGCCCAGAATGCGAGACTCTTCCAGCAGGGACTTACCCACCCCTTGGTTGTTGTAGTAGAAAGCCATGTAGGACATCAGTTCCGCAGGCACATACAACATCTGCGTGTGCTTACGCTGCATGGTCCGCCACAACATGATCTGATACACGTCATTAGGACGAGCCAACTCAATGGAGTCGTGACCCATGCCTTTGCGCATCCGATCCAAGAGGTTCCGCTCAATCACATCAGCGAACGCGGTGGTTGCTTCGTGAATGGACTGAACCGTAGACTGCCCACCGTCACCGAGATCGGCATTACCACGCAGTTCTTTCAACACAGCCGTTACTTGATTTTCTTGACCGGTGCTTTGAAACGAGGCTTGCAAATCGCGGTAGTGGTCTGTGGCAGTAGAAGTACTGATGGGATTGCCAAACTGATCCAACAACACGAAGTACCCAATGTGTTCTTTTGGGTTCGATGGGATGTGGGCTGGGATGACTGCTTCGGTAGACAGATGCACCACCATCGGGTGACCAATCATTTCCCGATCTGAGTTGTACTTGGTTCTCAATTCAACCACCGGTTCCATTTCGTGAGCACGACCGCTATCCATGTTTCGCTCGATGGCTCGGTCGTTTTTTCCGTAGTCGATCGCTTTTTCCCGCGCTTGTTCGTTGCGTTTCTTCTGCTTCTTCTCTTTCTCGTCTTTACGACGGGCTTCGAGCGTCATGAAGCGACTGGCCAGCGTACTGGTTGTTTTATCGCTGCTGATCTTTCGATAGAGATTCGGCATCTTAACCGCATCGGGGTTGTCGATCACTGTGATAGTACTCATGATCGCGCTGTACTTGGGAACGTTTCTCCCAGTACCGTGGATTGTTCCAAACAAAGATTCCATACTGAGCTTGGAGTCGTCTTTGCCGACCGTCTTCTCCCGACCTTGTTTGGTGGAGTCACCAAGAAGTCCCAAGTTCGAAACCGACATGTCGTCTGCGTTAACAAACGGCCGGATAGACTCCATTGAAACTCGACCGCGATCGTTGATGATCTGATCGAGACTGGATTCGGGAATGATCATGCGAGGATAGGACCCTTTACGGAACAAAATGTCGTGTAGAATTTCCGACAGCTGCTCGTTAATCCTATAGTCCTCTGTGAAGTAGTCAGAGACCACCTTCAACAGTTTGCCGCCCAAGTCTTCGTTTTCAAAGGTTGTCGTGTAGGTGAAGTTCAGGTTTGGTGCACCCATGTCTTTGGGTGACAGAATGCTACTGACCAGAATCTGAGCGGCAAGCTCAATGTCCGGAAGCAACTGTTCCATTGACTCGATGTCTCGGGTCACACTCGCAGTTCTATCGGAAACCGCGTTTAGTACTGAACGTGGTGGCGTAATCGGCTTGCGATTACCTTCTCCATCGTATCCTTGCGCCCGGGTCTTATCAGTAACAATCTTACTGACCACCGCATGCTGACGCTTGGCGCGCGAGTCGAAGTCGACCCGGCGTTGTTTATCATTTTTCTCCATAAAACCCCATCCTCCGGAGAGTTGTCATGTCTAGCACTTACTATCGTATCTTTGTGAGTCAGGTAATGACCCTGGCCAAAACGATGGTGATTAAGTCTGAAGTCGCTGCCGAAACCATCAACGCCGAACTGGAAGTGTTTGGCAATGCTTCAAGTAGCGATCCACGAACGTGGAAGTACTATAGGAATTTAGCAGGGCTGTATCATCCTACAGATACGATGATGACAGTTATCTCTATGGACACGTTGGAGGAGATCGAGTTTACTCGAGAAAACCTTCAAGTTTATCGAGCCACTGCCAACGCCTACGTGTACGGTTCTCGATACTATCGTGACTTGGTTGCCCGCTATCCTGAACAAGAATCTTTAATCCTCGGGATTCTCAACCCCGTGGACTTGGACGCAGCGATCGCTGCCAGAGACGGCGACATATTGCATTATGACAAACTGCTGGTTGAATCTCAGGAAATGAGCCTCATTCCAAAACTGCAGCGCTGGGTGCATGCGTTCATGTCTCGTTGGACAGTGCCTGGGTACGGCGTCACAGACGACTACTACACCGCTGCGCAAATGGGCATCTTGTTTGTCAACTTACCGGTTGAGATTCTAAACCTGCGGCTGGAAGCGTGTCTGACTGAAGAAGCGCACAGTTTCCACATCCGAGAATATTTGGCCAGTCATGGTGGACTGGACGTCTACCTGCCTCAGATGACTTTGAAGCAGGCACTGTTCTTGTATCGGAACATCAACTACCTGCAACGCAACGCTGGGATGCAGCAGACGTTCAACACCCTACTTGAACGGATCATCAACGAACGTAACCTTCCGTTGGCTCGGTACGACATGCTGCACGACGATTTCGAACAGCTGGAGACGCTGTACCCAGAGATTGAAATGCGGCGCGAGTCGTTGAATGACCATCCAGGCGACGGCAGCAGTAATCGCCGGACCGTTGACGAGGTCATGACCAAACAGTACGGGGTTGCTCGGTCAAACTACGATCGTCACTATGAAGTTCTAGACGACGTGGTTCGGACTATGCAACACTCACAGATCAATCGATTGCCCACTAAGGTGTTTGAATCGGCTCTGTTGGACACCACCGACAGCGTGCCTTACACCAAGGAAGACATTCTGTTGAATCATTGGTTGTACATGGCGTCCACCAATCGCTTCTTAGCGGTTGTGAACGTCTCCGATCCAACCACTGGGGTTGCCCTACCGCTCACTGCGAAAGAAGCGTTTGTGATCTTCCTATACGCCTTTAACAAGGCTCGTGGGTTTGACCTCCCTACCATCCCAATGCTGATGGCCAACCGGGTTCGTAAACCCATTCTACCGACGGTTCAGGATCTAAGGGTTCTGGTTAACTCCGATCGGTTGAACGACGTCTACCTCGCCAAACTGCTGGAGTTCCAACCAGCCATGGGGGTGTACGTGTCTATCTCTGCGTTTCGGGAATTCTGCAGTGACTTGCAATACGCTCAGAACTACCAGCGGGGAATGTATGCAATCCCAGAAGACCATCCCTCACGAGGTATGGCGGAAGGGGCTGCAAGCTTTTGTTACTACGACGTGCCGTGCGATCTGGACGCAGGAACACCGTACGACGTTTGGTTTCAAGAGCGGGGATTTGATTTCTCTCAATTGGGCAGCTTGGATCTGGATCTGTTGGCTAACAACATCCTGACGGGCGTCACTGGTGAAGAAATAGGAAACGCCAGTGCTCTCGCTCAACTTCAGGAATCTATGTTGGATCTGATGGGTAGACTCTCAAGCTACAGCGTTCAGTATTTACAAAGCATCAACAGTACGTCGTATCGTATCTTGGATACGGTTATGCCGAGGGTATCGGACTTAGATTCCACGTCTCGTACGGGATTCCCAGTCGACATCCATCGAGTGCAACCTATCACCACCGCCATGAAAACTCACCGTAGCAATTTCGACCGGCGGGCTGGGGTACGACCCATCCGACTCAGTGCCTCTAAAGGACTTGGAAAAGCCACTATTGATTTGGGTACAACTATTGAGATGACCCAAAACGTGGTGGCTCACTTCAACGTGAACATTAAAGGCGCGGGTGTAATCCGACAGGACGCAAGTAATGTCTAACATCTTTCCTTATCAACAAAAGGCAGAGGCCTACCTAACTAGACAGCTCAATCTCAAGTTAGGACTGGCCTTTTCGGCTACCGATCTGATTTTTGGTCCTGTAGACACCATCACTGGAAGCAACGACGTTTTGGTGACCGTTCAGTCCAGCGATCCAGATCGATTTAGTGGGTCCACTCAGATTCGAGTGAGGCGTCAGGACATTGGATCGTTGACAGCGGGCATTGAGATGCAGGTCTCAGCACCACTGACGGCGTCGGTTCACGAACTGCTTCCTGCGCTGAACGCCAAGTATCGACTGGCTCTTACAGAGGACGACGTTCACGATGAATCGTTTTCCATTGGGTACATCGGTCCGATCGCAATCCGGACTCGACCTGAGTCTTTGATGTGGACGGGGCAGCTCTATGTTGATCTGCTGACTCCACCGGCTGAGTTAGATACAGTGATCGTGTCAGGAACCTACACAGACTTGGTGTATCCGGCGTCGTTGGATACCACCCGAGCGGTGGCGGAGATACGATTTGGATCGATACACGCCACGGACGTAAAGGATAAGCTGGCGGCACTCGAAGTAGGCGACGTGATAGGGGCCGACGGTGTTGAAGGGGAGTACATTCCTACTTTGAACCGGCGACCTTACTGGTATGTTGACCTTCAAACTCCAGGGGACAATAACCTGGCTGGATCGGTCGTTAGTTATAACGGAGCGAACGACGGCGTCTACTACACGGGCGATCACACCTACGCGTATGTGTGTGTGATTGAACTGTCAGAAGAGTGTACGGCGTACGCTGGTCGACTGGTTTTTGTTTACAATTAAAGCAAAAAAAAATATAGAGGAGGCCTTCTGGCCTCCTCTTATTCAGACTTGACGTTACTGCTATAGAATTCTCGACAATCGTGCAGGCGACCATCGACGTGACCTACGTCAATCAACTCGACGTGATCTGAGTGAAACAGCTCCTTTGGAATGTTCTTGTACCCAAAGGAATATCGAATCAATTGGTGAACTTCCTTAAGAGTAAGCGATCCAAGGTTTGTCGGTACGTCTTTATTGTGGATCAAAATGTGTCGTTTCTCGAGGTGTTGTCTCATGATCGATCGACACAGTGATGGCGTTGGCGGTTCGTTGTTCTGATCTGAGATTTGATAGGTCCTATCTGGGTAGAAGCCACTTTGCTGAAACAGGCGGCGTTTAACCTCATCGGTAGGGCGATCAGCGTGAATAATGTACATTCTAATCAACGCAGTCATACGCTTTCCTTATATGGCGGGTCGGAAGTAAGTTAACAAGCGGGCCTTTAAACGGGGATGTCCGCACCCTTCTCTAAGTCGCTGTGGGTTACCGATGTGTTTCAGAGGACTTCCATCAGAACCGATCAGCTGAACGTAATCCCAATTGAAATTGCTCAGAGTCCCGTTGACAAAATAAACCAGTTCAGAAACAACTTGGTCGTCTTCTTGAACAAGACGGACGGTGTTCTCGGCGCTCAACTGCGCTTTGAGTTGACGGATAAGAACGTTGTCACAGATGACGTGGAGTAAAACCACCACCGGCATAAAGGTAGTTCCGTTCAGTGTAGTGGGGGCTGATACATTTCTCGCAATTTCTGATGCAGGTATGTTTGCCATGGGTCGACGACCTTTACTAAGTTCTGTTCGGTGAGTTTGCTGTAGACGGTGTTGATCCAATCGTCGTACAGATTTTCCAACTTAGGGGTGGGGGGTGAACCAGGAACAACAGACGCCAGTCGATACCCCACTTTAAATAAGGTACCGTCTTTGAGGATTTGATGATCTTCATAGACCACAATCAAACCCGCAGCCGCCATACTCAACTCAAACATCTCCCGATATTCTTCTGGGGGATTAGCAACGACAACGTCGACGTCTAACGCCCGAGCTGCGGAAATCAGACCATCGAATCGAGTTTGTAATTCCAGCTTAGACAAGGATTCCTTAGGCGATGGAAATACCAACCGAGCCATCTCTGGGTCAGTCAGTTTAAAGAGGGCTGTCCCACTGGGTTGGTTAGTGGGGTGCAAGGTGAGATAAAAGACACGAAACGTCATTAGTAGTAATCCTCCTCTTCTGAATACAACGAGTTGCTGTATAGATAATACCACAGACTGCCTTCGTCGTCTTTCATTAAAACCAGAATTAGGTTAGACCTCCTGAGAGCCTCTCTCGTAAGCTCTACGGCCTCTAAGGGTAAGGTTGAGTCAATGTACTTCAACTCGTACAACTCCTTCTTGAGGGTGATCTCAGTGGCTACATGGAGCAAGGTATTGCCTTCAGTTCGGATTTCTCCTCGGTAGGGCGCATCAGGCGCTACATGCTGCACGGTATCCACCTCTAAACCGTAGTTACGTCGCAGGTGGGTCTTAATAGCGTCTGTGTCGTGGTCTCCGAGCACAATGGCTACGTTGCCTATGTAATTACTCATACTCAACCCATTAGTTATCTCGTGTCATGGGATGATGTATAAGCGTAAACAAAAAAAGAGGAGGAGCCGAAGCCCCTCCTCAGTTATACCGCGTTAGCAGCAAAGATTGCCTTTGGAAATCAGCAACGTGCTGGTTCCCATATCACCAGGATGCAGTTCGATCACTACGTTGTCCAAGGTGACGACGTAACGCCTAGACATGTTACACTCTTTGACGTTTGTCCGCTCGAACAGTTTCAGCATAGCCGCTGTCATCTGATCGTTAACTCCTTTACTCAACATGACGTACTTTGCTTCCATAACCAACTCGATGTGATTGCTGGTCCAAGGAAGTTCGGTAACGCTGATTGTCTCGCTCAGAAGAAGCGTGTTGTTTTTCTCACGCATGTTCAAAGTTTTCAGGATGGCGATGTGGGTGTTTCGCTTGAACCGGTCCACCGCGTTGGTGTGATAGTCTTTAGCCAGCATGTCCATCAGATCATCGTAGTCGTCCGTAATTGAATCGACGTTGATCCGCATGCCAAGGCCGCCGCGAAGGCGACGCAGCAGCACGTCGGTGAGCAAATCGTGCAGACGGTACCACACACGCGCGTCGATTTCTTTAGCCATAAGATTGAAAACATCCACCAGCTCAGTCAGGGTGACTGTCTCACGTAGCTTCTGAATGTTTTCCGCCAGGGACTTGTCGCCGATGGGGGTCAGAAGATCGATGTAATACTCGATCATTCGTTCGTCGCCGCTCAGATTCAGTCGGTCGTATTGTTCCATCGCCAGAGACCGGCCGTGCATTACTGAATACGAGGTTACTGTCTCTTTAAGATACAGCGGCTCGTCTACTGACAAGATGTCGACGTTTTCAGGTGTGTCGTCTTTGCTGATTTCGCTTGGCATTGAGATACCTTCCCATGAGGGTATAGGGCCAACCTTAGGTCCTGTCTTTTGTTTTCTCGACAGTTCTATCAGGTCGGGGTTGGTTTCGTGATCGCTGTATTCCATTTGGCTTCCTTCAATCTCGACAAGTTTGTATTCGGCTCTACCTTTCTTCTCGCCCTTGACGATCCGTTGAGACTTGGTGCGGGCCGGGATGTATTCAGAAGAGATTAGTTCAACTTCTCGGTCGATGGGAGGTGTGGGGTTTCTTACCTCAGCAACGGCGCTCAGATGACCAATTTGGCGATTCTCTTCTGTAACAACTCTCATGTCATCTCCCTTTTGTTCTGCACCTGGTATAACCCCTGGGTTGGTATTCAGGCTGGATGTTGCTGGACTGCCTACAGCGGGACGGCGAGAACCGCCGGGCGAACCCGTAGGTCCATTCGGCTGAGTCAACATACTTCCAGCGTTTGGACCACTCATACCGGGACGTCGCGTGGTTTGTTGGATCGGTTGGTTGGGCTGTGACCAAGCGCCAGCACCTGGACGACCGCCACCACCACCAGGCGCCATATTCGTATTGCCGTGTCCCGTAAAACCACCACTGCCAAACTGCATGGCCGGACCAGGACGATGTCCCTGGTTTGAGTTCATCGTGTTTGACTGACCGCCCCATTGAGGAGGTCCAGCGTTCTGGTTATTCATCTGTTGGCTGTAGAACGCCTGCATGTGCTGAGAGATCGCTTGAGACAGCTGGACGAACTGATTGAGATCGTTTATCTGCTGTTGGTTCAAGAGCCCTTGCAATGCTGGGTATTGCGCCATTATCCGAGGAATGTCGCACTTGACGGTGTCGTCTACGGCCCGCTGAATATCGGGTTGCCCAGACGCACGTAGGAACAGGTAATACTCAATCGCAAAGCCATACAGATCGGTGTACCCTTGGTTCACAAATCCATTCTGACCATAGAGGTTGAACAAGAAGACCCGAATCGGACCTTTCTGAGTCCCCGCTTGAAGGAGATTGATCAACTCACCATGGAGATTGTAGGCTTCTTGTTGTGATACCTGCCCCACTTCCTGGACGTTCGGCAGAGGCGGAAGTTGATTCCCCTGCACGAACCGGCACTGCAATTGTTCTGCAGATACAGGTAAGGGTTGCTGGTTGTATTGCATCGAAAGCTCCTAAAGTTCACACTGACCTATGCAGGCCTAAGGTGTTTCTGAGGCTAAGCCCCACCCAAAATCTTGGTGTATTCACTCATCACACGGATGATATATCTTTTCAAACTACTTAGATCTACGGTTGAATACTGAAGATCGTTCGCTCCACGGGTCGAATCACCGGATAGTCTTCTATCCACGCGGTCCACAAACCAATAGAGCACAGTCGCCGATAGCCCTTTAGGACAGACGCTTCTTCTTTACATCGGATCAAATGAATGACTTGATGTTTGGTGCAGATTGAATCGTTGTGACTTTTCTTAAACGCGCTGGTCGCTCGCCCAAGCGTCGCCCAATGTTGCAGCTGCTGTTCATTGGGTTGTCCTCGGGAATACTCCCAGCCAAGTTTCAGACACTCACAGATCAATTTACTGAAATCATGAATGTTCCTTGACACGGACATAGGTTGTCCTCGAAGAGGGTCGGTCTAACCACAAGGTTGGTAACCCAAAGATCAACGCAACCACAGGGATGTCAGCAAGACTCCCACTGAACAACGCTGAGGGAAGACCTAGGATAATGCCGTACAGTGCAAAGATAGTGGCGGCTCGATTGAGTCGCTTTCTCTGGTCACGGTTCATGAGACTGTCCTTTGATTTATAGGTTATTAAAATGACAAGTGCCCAAAAGGGGAGGGCCTTTACGGACCCTCCCCTCAGAGACATCTGGATTACTGCATCAGCAATTTCTGAACGTGATCCAACAGATCTTTCTTCTGATGGTCACGCTCCACCATTCCATCGGGTCCTACGTGAACGCAGGGATTGATCCGACTCCGCCCGGTAGGGTCGGACTTAGGAATGTTGTTGTATGAACCAACTTCAGCCACGCTAGCGTGCAAGTGCTTGCTAGGGTCCTTCAGGTTAATCTTACTCTTCTTACCGCCGGTGGTAGACGCACTGTCTTGGGTCAACATGGTTGATGTGACACCAAAGAACAAATTGTCATTCGACGTAGAGACAGGGTTCACCTCCGGGTGTTTCGCGTGGTTACTGATGGTGGCAATACGGCTGCTGCGTAAATAGATATTCATCAGGTTATTGATTTCTGTAATCTCAAGCTTTTTGCGTTTCTTCTGAGCTGCTCGAAGCTTGTACATCAACGTATTGATCTGACTCACGATGTCAAACAACACGTACCTTAGCGTGATCAGGCGTTTCCCGTAGATGCTGGAGATTCCCACATCGGAGGACACCGTCTTCTGAGCCAGGGTCTCAATCACGTACATGAACAATTCATAGATGTCGCTGCACGACACCCCTGAACTTTTCAATTCCTTCCACACAATCGAATCAAGGTACTCGTCGAGGGAGACTAAGTGATCCTCAATTTCGGTGACCATCAAACCCTCGCCGGTGCCGGGCTCGTAGATGATGTGGCCTAAGATAACCTTCCAGAGCCACACGTCGTCTACGTACTCCGGCTTTACCCGGTTGGGGAAATGGTCGGCTATGTAGAAGAAAGCACCGATCAGGCTTTTCGCTGCCTGAGTGTACTGCTCTTTGGGAACCGCAACGCGAACGCGAGTACTGCGATACTGATTACCCATGAATGCTCGCGGTTTATTCCCCACGGTACTGCAAATCACCCACTCGTCGGACGGGTAGTCTTTGGCGGTGATCTCATCTTCTCCCACCACCACGTCAGCTCCTGCGTATTCTCGCATAGCTTCCGTAAACCCTCGACGAACGAAGAGGTAGTTGGCCATGGTAGAATAGATCACCTTGGCACTGCCTGATTTTCTCCGCTGTCGATTTCGGGCGGTGCTGTGTACCCACGACCAAACGACGTACGTAGACTCTCGGTCATCGTTCGCCATGAAGTGGTGAGTGGTTCTCTCAAACGTCAGACGGGCTCGGGTGAGCTGAATGAACATGCTCTTCGATCCAACGCTAAATGCCGGGTCAGCCAGAACTGGGTGAATGGCAAACTTCTTTCCACGCACGTTCAGCAGACCGCCTGTCTGAACATACGGCAGATACAAGTACCTGGGAAAGAGTTCCTCCGCTTCCGTATTCTCGTCCTTCTTGTATTTAAAGAAGTACGCCACCAAGTAGAAATCGCTTTGAGCAAGTTCGTAAACCTGCCGGTTGTCCCGAGAACGTGTTGCTTCGTTGAATTCTTCCTGAGGCGTACACCTCCGATAGCCTTCATACGTGAGTCCGTCTGGGAAATCCACCGCTGCACAGCGAAAGATCTCATCGACAAACTGCTCAGCACCCAACAACTGCTTGGTCGCTAGTCCGTTCGCCACGTCGGAATTGATTTCAGGTGTCGCATTGAGTACCCCTTCTAATAGTTGAGAGTCCATCAACAACAGATCCTAATCTTTGTTGTATTTCGCAATAGCCGCTGAGATGGCTATTACCCCGGTCAGTACAATTGGAATGATCTTAATGATCTCACTGGAGTCTTTACGCGCTGAGCTACGCGACTCGTGATACTCCTTATCTCGCATGGCGCGCATCCGGCGCTCGTGCTCTTCTTTTGCGTACTGATTGTCCAATTCCATCCGAGTCTCTTCCAACTCTTGTTTCTTAACGGCAAAATCGTGTTCGTATTTAATGCGTTCCAGCTTATGCGAGTGTTCTACCTCTTTCATGTGCATGGTCAGTTCTTTGAGTTCCTGTTCCCGGGCGATCAACTGATCCCCTAGTTTCAGAGCACTCTCCGGCGTGTCATACAACTTGAGCAGTTCGAACGCTTGGTCGAACGGATAGAACTCGGCTACAGGGATAGGGTCGTTTCCTCGAGCTTCTACCCTGCCGCTGCTACATACATAAACCCCGTCCCGTAAAGATTTATTCGTTGTGCTTGGAACTCGATAGGCGTTACCTCCTATGTTGATGTACCTATCCCCGATGGCCCCGTTGTTACTCACCAGATACATGGCGTAGCCAAACTTCTCTGGGTCGTTGACGTTCACCTCGGCCTCGATCAGCCGGTACCGGTCACTGCTGGGGCTATAAGGATGGATTGCTCGGCGCTCGTCGTCACTGACCGACAGAACTAAATCGAGCTCGGCAATGTAGGTGACTCCACTGTTCTTTTCAACCTCGTCGGCCGTTACACTGTACTTCAGAGTAAAGCTCTTTCGGCTGAATCGACCGCTTTTTTCGCAGTTCTCAATGGCGGCCAGCAGCGCTGCACTTTCTGCGGAGTTACTGGCTCGTTGATGGAATGTGCTTCTAGGATCAATGCCAACGCGGGCATCGATCGAATAGGTCACTAACACCTCTATACAGTTTTTCCTACCGTCACCAGCAGGGAGTTTAAACGGCAGACCGTTCCTAAGGGTCACCGTGATGTCACAGTTTAGATGATTGTAGTAAGAGATGGTGTATTCCAAAGGACCACTGGACCGCCGTAGGGTTGTGTCGACTTCTACGTCATTCACCTCGACGTAAGTAGTCTGATGCGGTTCGATATGTTGCATGTCACATGGTCTTCATCCGGTGATTGATTGCGGCGTGTACATCTGCATGATATATTCTTGAAATTATTTTCAAAGGCGGCATAGGGGACGACCCGAAGGCCGCCCCTATGCCGCCCCTTAGGACACCAGGTATGTCACCTGAAGTTAATCCATCGCTGGATTAAACGTTACCAATCGCCTCAGACAGCTTCTGAATGCGAAGGTGACCCATGACCGGAAGAACCGGGACATGGATGCTACGCGGAACGACACGGTCGTTCTTGGACGTAGAGCCGTTACGGCTGGTAGTAACACGCTGGATCAGCTCGGGTACGTACGCGTGTACACCGAAGCTCAGGCCGTCTTCACTGCCTGGACGCTCGCGAGTGAAAGTCAGGTAGATGTTGTCGATCATGCGAGTGTCATTGGTAGAGACGATGCGATGCTGCATGTTCTCACCCAACAGACGGTCGTCACCAGAGATCATCAAGTAACGCTGTACAACAGCATCACAACCGATCAGCAGCGTAGGCCGGGTCTGGGTACCAGCGTTGGCCAGATCCAGAGCAGGGCCGTAGTTGGACTCACGGTACATGCGGTAAGCCATGTCACGGATCGCATCAACCAGTACGGCGGATACGTCTTCAGCACGCTCGTGCGAGCTGATTGAGCTAATGGCTGCAGAAACGTCCAGGTCCTTGGAAGTGAAGTAAGGACGAACCACGTGACGACCAGCGCCAACGATGTCCAGCTTCACACCACGAGCCATGGCGTTCTTGTACGCTTCCAACTGCTCTGCGTAGTTGATCAGAGTAGTGATGGCGTTGTTGCTGTTGCGGATGCGAGCAGCGTTGATCATACCGCTGATCTTGGCACCATTCTGCTGGTCGTCGGTCGGCGTCAGAACGCTGATCGGGTAGCCAGGCTGGATCGCGTAAGACTCGGTGTACGGAGTCACGTCGATCAGGGCACCAGTGGAACGCCAGTTGCTGTTAGAACGACGAGCCGCCAGGTCGTAACCGATAACGGTTGCGCTCAGGGTTTCCAGACGATCAATGACCGCTTGACCAGCACCGGTATCCAGAGCCAGAACTTCACCAGCGTCGTTAACAACACTTTCAACACGCACAGGTGAAGAATGGATGTCGACAGAACCTTCGTTCAGGTTACCATTACCATTGACAGACAGAGCCAACTGAACCGACAGGTTCGGAGTGTTGACTTGGGTGTCCAGCAAAGAAACGGCAGCACCGTCAGCGGCTTTGGTGTTGGCATCGATGGTGATTGCAGAACTGATGAAGTTCAGAACCACTTCACGACCTTGACCTTCGTGATATTTCTTGAACTGGTTGCGGGTCATGTTGCCCACGTCCAGCTTGATCACTTCAACATTCGCCGGTGCAGCGCCGTCACTCAGACGGATGTACAGGTTCTTCAGACGTGAGCCTGGGGCGATTTGATCAGTGGTGTCCAGGATGCCGTTGTCGATCAGACCAGGATGTGAAGACAGACCCAGTAGGTTGATCTTCTTGCCCATCTTCAGCGGACGAGTGCGAACAGTCGTGCCAGAGATGTCCATGTCGATCGCGCCAACTTCAGACTCAGCGACGAAGAATGCGTCGTTGCTGTTGTCGTTCTTGGCCCAAGGCACCAGCTCGGTCGCCGGACGGTTCAGGATGTTGTGATCGGCAAACGCGTCGATCAGGTTGCTGCGCTTCAGACCCAGTGCAGAGCCGTCAGACTTGTGCTGAGCGTAGTCCAGGACTTCCTGGCGATCAACGGTGATGGCGATGCCACCTTCGGCCGGAGTAACTACCTTAGTCGGGAAGAAAGCTTCGGCAAACGCGTCCTGACGTGAAGCCAGTACGTTGTACATGATGTTCTGTGCAGCGAAGTTCGCCAGCTCAGTTTCGTCGAAAGACTCCTGAGAGTACGCGTCGCCTTCAGCAACGTCGATAGAACCACCAAGACCGGTGTAAACAGATTCCAGGCTGAACTGACTTGCGTCACCAGCGGAGAGGGCCTGCTTGTGATAACCAGAAGCACCGCCTTGGGAAGCCAGGGCTGCAATCAAACCAGCGCGCATCGGCTCACTCATTTCAGAGGCCAAGCCTTCTTGGGAGAAGCTGGGGTCAAGTTCGGAAAGATGATCGGCGATTGCAGAGCGCAGGTCGCGGGTTTGATCTTCGAAATCACGAGCGAAAACACCCGCAGATTCCTGCGAGTAAGTGCCACGAACCAGCTCAGCGCTGGCGGCGACGCCGTTTGAACGAATAGTAGTTTCCAGTTCGGAAACGATATTATTCAGTTGTGTTGCAAAACGCGTTCTGTTGGACATACCTTTTGGTTCCTTTGATCAAAAGAAATCTAGTGGGCCAGTAGCCGGTGTTTGGGAACAGCCACTATACAATGGGGTGGTCATTTCAGCACAAGCTTAGCCCAGTCGTTTAACGTAGGCTCCAAGAAAGCCAGTCATGGCTAGCTTGTCAATGGTTAAATTGTGTGCATACAATAGTTCCAGCAACTCTGCTAAAAACTTTTTGTCGGCTTCGACTTTATCGTTGCCGGTACCTTCAAAAACGTACACAAACAACCCAACGGTGTCGGTGCTGTTAGGACCACTTAATGGGCGAACCGCGAAACTCCACTGGAAGCCGGGTGGCAAATGCCGTCCGATCAGTTTGTACGCTAAGTCCGTTTTATCAGTTTGCTCCAGTCGTTCAACGACCGCATCCATCCCTGTTTTCTCGAAAGCGTTCAAGGGACGGTCGATGTGAACTGGGGCTTCATCGTGCCCAGGAAGAGTCACGCCGAAGACGGATTCGAAATACATCCGAGTCTCGTTGGCGAGTCTATCGTAGCACTCTAAGTCTTTCTGCGGAAAGAAAGGTGACAACGCTGACTGATCCAGCAATGCGCTCTCCGCCAATCCTTCTCTGTTCAGGGCTTGTGAAAGCCACAATGGGATACAAATCAGCCGCATGGGTGACTCCCTGGTCAATTGTTCATATAGGTCTGCATCACATTATGGTACAACATTCAAATTGGACGGGAGCTGGGCATGGTATAGCTCGAAGATTTTCACCATCAGTTACGGGTCCTAAGGAGTCCTTCCAATCCCGTAATTGAACCCGCACCAACCGAAGGATGAACAATGGATTCCAAACTGGTTCTGATTAAAATTATCACATTACTGTATTGTGAGGGGATCTGCAAACGGATCAGTCATCGGTCAATTAGCTTGGCGCAAGACATCATTTCCAGACTGAAGCTTCCCGAGCAAGTCACCGAAACCGACAGCGGTCGCAATACGATCGTAGGGCTTCGTGAGACGGTGATGTGGATGTGCGACCAATCCGAAGAAGAGCCGTTTGACTTTAATGCGCTTCTTCAACGAGTTCGTTTAAACGCCGGTGATGACTTTACTGTCTTCCAAGCGTTTGAAGACGTAGACCGTTATCACGGCGTTGATGACGAAACCATGATGAAGTTGTGTAACGGTTTGCATGGCGAACTGAAGAACTTCTTACATCAGTGGGCGATCCGTGAAATCGTTCACAAAGCACACCGAGAATTGTTTTACAACAAAAAACCCCTGGATTGGAAAAAATACGTGGAGAACCTTGTGGCTGACTTAGAAGCATTTTCAAACGGCACTAGCAACGATCAACAAGATTTTATCCTTAACCTGATGAGTATGTCTAACCCAGACAGCTTGAAGAAAGTATTGGAGAAAGCCAAAGAAGACACCGACGGCGCTGGCGGCTTTAAAACCGGCTGGCAAGCGTTTAACCGAATGCTCGGCGAATCGAATCAGATGCGTCGAGGTATGTTTGTTCTGGTGGGCGGTCTGACGCACTGCTACAAGTCCGGTTTGGTTCACGACCTGTTCCGTCATGCGTGTTTGTACAACGACCCTATTCAAGAAGACACCACCAAAAAGCCTATGATCCTTTACTTCTCCAGCGAGAACCGCGCTGAGGAAGATTTGATTCGGATGTACGTTGCCCTGAAAGAGAACGAGACTGGCGAAGCCGTCGACGTGTCTCAGGTCGACGAGGAGACCGCTGGCGCGTACGTGGCCGATAAGCTAACGTCTAGGGGGTGGAACGTTGACATGCTTCGGATCGATCCGAACGCGTTTACGTATCAAGATCTGTATAACACCATCCTTCGTTACGAGGGGGCTGGGTGTGAGGTCCACGCAGTGTACTTTGATTACCTAGCCATGATTAATCGTAAAGGCTGTCAATCGAGTATGATTGGTGAGGACATTCGGATGCTAATGCAACGGGTCCGGACGTTCATGTCGTCCCGCAACATCCTGTTCGTGACGCCTCACCAGCTGTCTCAGGAGGCCATGGCTTTGAAACGAGCGGGGGTTGGTAACTTCGTTGCAGAAATCGCCGGTAAGAACTATTGGGACGGCTCTAAGCGTATTGCCAACGAAGCCGACCTGGAGGTCTACGTCGACATCGTTGAACGTGACAAGAAGCACTACCTGGCTATACACCGTGGCAAGCATCGGACCGTTAAGGCAACACCTCTGAAGTATCGGTTCTTCTACATACCGTTCCAAGAAGTCGGATATGTGCCGGATGATATCGACGGCGTAGACTCGTCGATGGAAAGCTTGACTACCGCCGAAGCTGGAATGAGGATTGACTTTACTTAATAGGACCCTACATGACAATTTTGATGAGTGTTGACAACCCTGACGGTCACAAGCTTGAGGAGCTTTTGTCTAGGGTACAACATGAGCTTCGAGATAAAAATTCGAAGCTCATGGGCGATTGTCCAATTAACGCGCCTATCCGTGCAAACAACTTGGCAATCATTTCCTTGTTGGAAACTGCGGAATCTCTCCAGAGAAACACAATGAATCAGTTGGAAACCTTGGGACCCGATTCAGGGCCTCGGGTGAGCCTAGACTCTGATCAAACCGACTGAGGGAGCTTCGGCTCCCTTATGTCGTTTACTATGAGCATAAGGGTATTTTATTAAGCTAAACATGGAACTCTGAACTATGTTGCTGTCCAAAGAACTATTTGCTGAAGAAAAACGACCAGCGTCCTTTACTCTTGAAGATCATATCGGTCTCGAGCAATCGACCGGTGGAGTTAACGAAGCCATGCGTGAAATTCGCACGGCCTCCCTGCAGCTGGAAGGTTTGCGCGACGCTGAAGAGCATTTGGAGGCGTTTTCGAAACTGTACGACGTTGCTCAAGAAGACGCTACTCTCGGACTTCAGTTGGAACAGGCGTATCGGTTGACGTTGGAAATCTACTTCGGGCCGGAATTTGCTCAAGAAGCCGAATTCAGTCAAGAAGGAATCGCCGACGTTATTAAACGCATTGGGCGAGCCACTGCCAACGCCAGTGGACGAATTCAGCGTGGATGGAAAGATTTCATCGCAGAGGTTTCTGGTGGCT